GGCCTAAAGATCTTGAGGCACAGACGCTCTCAGGGATTGTCTGGTTAGCCATTTAAGCTTGGGTTGGAGTGTATGCTTAGCGGATGGGCGTTGGTAGCCGTGTGTTTCAGACCTTCCTCTCCAATAAAACAAAGAAGGAGGACAAACAGCTCACTGGGAACATACCCTTCCCTAAGTACAGAAACTATATAGAGTTTGAAGGTAGAGGCTACTGGCAGTGCAACCGTTGTGGATGTCTAGTAGCAGACTCTGATATTGATTTACACCATGAATTCCATGGGGTTCAGGACAGGCTCTTGGAGAAGCTTATGATTGCTTTAGATAGGACTGAGCCTGTAGTCTCAAAGCATGAGCCTCCAACGGGATCTGATCCTCTATCCTGATGATCTCGGCCATGCTTACGCTCTGCTGCGGGCATGGGATCGATTTCTGGTGTCTCAAGAGCTACTTCCCCTCTTCACTTCTGATCTGAGCAAGGTAGGGCCAATCCTTGTCAACCCAAACGGATCTCACGAGTACTACGAGTACTACATCGACCCCAACGGAATCCTCAGAACGATTCTGCAAGAAGAAAACATGCAGCAAGAAACTTGAACGTCGTCCTGGTGAACCTCGTACGCACTTCCTTAGTAGAGTTCACTGTGGGGAAGCGTGCTCCAAGTCCAATCCCGACCTTCATAGAGCACAATCCGATCGGTTTAAGAAGATCCGAGAGAGCGAAACACGCATTTGTGAAATCTGTAATGGGTCTTACTGCCGTTCTGAACATGAGAGTCGCTCTGTTTTCCACACTAGAGCCACTTGCAGTCGTAAATGCTGTGACATCAAAAGGGTAAAGGATGCAGAGGAGGAACGAAAGAAGGAGCCCGGCAAGATTTGTGAGAATCCGGACTGCGGTAAAGAGTTCCACCGTCACCGGTACGCTAATGGATTGATGGAGGGAAAGAAAAGATTTGAAAAGCGGCGTACTTGTAGTAAAGAATGTGGAACTGTCATTCGCCTAAAAAACAATCAGGGGACGAAAAAGGGTTCTGGAGGTGGAAAACCTCCGCGTAAGACGCCAGTTGTCAAGAAAAAGAGGGAAGATAAGCAAGAATTTGAGGAAGAAAGTACTCTTCCTCCCACTGAAGAGTGTCCAATTCCCATTCCTGAGCCTCCAAAGCCAGAATTTGTGGAGATTTGGCGTCCCGCAGTGTGGGGCGGCTCTTACACACAGAAGGTTGGGTAATGATCCCTCCATGTGAGTACGATGTTCGAACTCGGTGCCCTAGTCCTCCAGTTATCGGTTTCCGTATGTGCATTCCGCACCTGGCGACAGCTCGCGGACTCCAGCACGCACGCGAGGTTATCGATTCCGGTGAGCTTTTCACCTATCAAGATCTTGAAAATGAAGTCAATCGGCGTACTGAAGCACCACTCCAGGACTATCACAAGACAGCACTGGAGCAGATGTCTGAAGCTTTGGCAGAAGCTCAGCGTTGGCAAGAACGTTGTAAGGAGATGCTCTACGGCATTGATACCTCTCAGTGGAGGTTTGTGGCTCGGGATGGTACTGTCGGTACGATTCCTGAAGTCACTGCCTACGAAAGGGCAAAGGCAGAGGTTGCCAAGCTTGCTGAACGTGCTGCCAAGATGGCCCTTCAGGAAAAGGTAATCTCTCTTGGTCGCGCTCAGACAGAACTCGTCATCCGACTGGCAATGGGCACCATAGAAGATCTCGGCCTCGATGCTGACGCTTTCGACAAGGCACGGAGTATCCTTCTGGAGAGGTTCCGCGCTGAGGCTCACCTGTCCGCGCGTCATGAAGCACAGGTGACGCACGAATTGGAGAGCATGAATGCCCCTAAAGCAATCGTTCGATAGCTGGGAATACGGAGAAAGCCTTCTCGAAGCACAAGTCAATCCACTTGACCCTGTTGATTGGGCATCCAAGAAAGCGAAGATTAACCTATGGTCCAAGCAGAAAGAAATCATCCGGTCGATTCGGGACAATCGACGGACAGCAGTGCAAAGTGGACATGGGATCGGCAAGTCACTCACTGCATCCGTCGCAGCCTCATGGTGGGTGGACACGCATCCGGCAGACCAAACCTTGGTTGTTACTACTGCTCCCTCGGTGAAGCAGGTCCATGCCATTTTGTGGGAGGAAATCAGGAAGATTCATCAACAGGCGGGATTGCCCGGTGAAGTTCAGATCTCCGACAACTGGCTCATTGGTGGTCGACTCGTCGGCTTTGGTCGTAAGCCGCAAGATCACGATAGAGATGCATTCCAGGGTCTACACCGCAAGTACTTGTTGGTCATTCTCGACGAAGCCGCGGGTATACCTGAATGGCTCTGGGGTTCCGCTCGTGACATCGCTACCGGCGAACACTGTCGAATGTTGGCTATCGGTAACCCTACTGACCCCTCATCATACTTTCGTAAAGTATGTCGGCCCGATTCGGGTTGGAATGTCATCAAGGTTTCGGTTTTCGATTCACCGAACTTCACGGGTGAGAAGGTCGCCAAGACCGTTAGCGAAGACCTCACTTCCTGGAAGTACATCGAGGATGCTAAGCGAGACCTCGGTGAAGGCTCTCCGATGTGGAAGGCTCGTGTAGAAGGAGAATTCCCTGATGTCGATGAGTTCTCAGTCATCCCTCTGGGTTGGATTTACCAGGCTCAAGAACGATGGAATCAATGGGACGAAGCCGGGCGACCTATTAGTGGCGATTGGCGCCGTATCATTGGGGCTGACATCGCACGATACGGAAACGATAAGACATGTTTCGCCGAGCGAATCGGAGATGCCTTCCTCACCCCTCGAATCATGCCTCGAACGGACACAATGGGAACGGCGCAACTCCTCCAGAGTCAACTGAACATTGAACGAGGAGACTTGGCAGTAGTCGATACTAACGGTGTCGGTGCTGGTGTCTACGACGCTATCAAGAAGAACAACTACACTGCTTTGGGCGTGAACGTCGGTAACAGAACATCCTTAAAGGATACTTCTGGCCAGATTGAGTTCTATAACGTTAGAGCTGCTGTCTACTGGAAGATGCGAGAAGCACTTGATCCGGCACGCTCCCCCTCAATCATGCTTCCCCCGGACGATGACCTAGCCTCTGACTTATCGACTCCACACTGGAAGACCATGCCCGGTGGAAAGATTGTCATTGAATCCAAGGACGAGATTCGGAAGAGGTTGAACAGGAGCCCCGATAAGGGTGACGCTGTTTGCTTGGCTTGGTGGGCATCTGGACTAGGATTCAGTTTGGATCCCTCGGACTCTGCGTTTGCCTGGGGAGATGCTACTCTGGGAGATGACGCAATTGATTGGGATAATTCCGGGTATTCAGGAGACTTCGGCGCTTTAGTGGAAGCTCCTAGTGGGGTTTGGTATGACTAATCCAGGTCAGATTCCGGCATACACTGCCGCTAGGCCGCGTCCTATTGTCGAAGTAGATTATGAGGGTACTGATCCACCCCAGGGTGAAATTGGATCGTCTTTCCCTTGGGACGGGCCTTTCGCTGAGTTCAATCATGGGAATGTCTTCACTTATGAAGAGCCCATGGTGCGCGACTACCAGCACATGTTGCGTACTGACGGTACCGCTCAGTCAATAGAGCTCATGCTCACCTATCCCATTATCTCTGCCCCCTGGGAAATCGACCCCGCAAAGGGCGATACTGGAGAAGCAGAGTTTATCTACGATGCGATGACCGCGCTTCCACATCAGGGTGGACCACTCACCACTGTCGAGCAGCTCGTTTCTCAGATGACGGACGCTTTCACCACAAAGCGTGCGTACTTTGAGAAGGTCTTCAAGGTAAACGACGACGGAAAGGTTGTCTACCACAAGCTCGCTTGGCGTCCACCGGAGACTTGTCAGGCTGCCTATGACGGACAACGGAGTGAGCTTCGTGGGTTCCGTCAGCTCCCCATGATTTTCACTGGTAAGACTCCCACTGTCAATTGGTCTGCCGGAGAGAGTGACTGGGTTTACATCGGTCCAGAACGGTCTTTCGTTTATGTCCACGGAATGCATCGTGATCCGCTGCTCGGAATCTCCGCCATGCAGGTTCCGTATCACTGTTTCCAGACAAAGCGTAAGATCCGATGGCTCTGGTACCAGTTTCTCGATCAGGGGGTCTTGCCCAAGACTATCGTGCGAAACCCAGATGAGGGTCAAGCGCGCCTTGATGCTCGGAAGGTTGCTCAGCTCCGAGGAAAGGGAGTAGTAGGACTTCACGATCAGAGTGTCGTAGAACCATTCGAGGCTTCCGGCCGTGCGGGTGAGGCTTATGTTCAGGCAATGGCGTGGCTGGATTCTGAGATGCTGGACTCTGGACTCCTCGGTTTTATGGGTCTCTCTTCTCAGGCTGCTAGTGGCAAAGGCTCTTACGCTCTTGCTGAAAGTCTGTCCAAGATGTACCTGCGTACCCGCCGTATGGTTGCGATGGATATGGCGAGGCAGATTACGAATGAGGTCATTGGACCGCTCATCGCCTACAACTTCGGACCGAAAGCATCTATACCTAGGTTCAAGTTTGGCCCACTATCTGAAGCGAACGAAGTCAACGTGCTTGATGTCTTCAGTAAGGTGGCGACCACTGGAGCAAAGGTACCAGTGGAATTCTACGATCAGTTGGTCAATAGGGTTGCCACGCTTCTTGAACTCGATCCTGGAAAGGTTGCTAAGGACCTAGAGATTAACGGCTCTCCCCAGGAGCAGGACAACCTCAACCAGATGATGGGCGTTGTCGATTCCGCCACTAACATGGTGCGGAACGCTCAGGGTGCTGACGAGGAGAGCAAGGCTGGTGGTCCGCACTCTGCTAAGGCTAGAGCCGCTGTGAAGGAAGGTTCCCGGGGTGGTGGAACCGTAGGTTCCCGGCCGTTTGGTGGAAGGTCGGTGACGAGTGGAAAGAATAACCCCAAGCGGAAGCCATCAAGGGCGTCATAGGAAACAACTGGGTGTTACAAACACTCGTCGTGTAGGGCGAGTCATATTATGGTATACAATCTTCGCCCTCGCAATGGGGGCGATTTTTGTTGGTGGCTATACGTTGGTGTGGTATCTCATCAGCGACGACAAACCTACGCTTCTTTCTATCGCTCCCCATACAGATTTTACACCTGTGAATCCTTCTGCTCCATCCAGTCTTGCGAACATTGACAAAGAGTGTTCAGATTTCTTTGATCAAGATGATGCACAGAAATATTATGAGGCTCAAGGTGGGCCTCGGGTTGACCCTGATAGTCTGGATATGGACCACGACGGGTTAGCGTGCGAGAATTACGACTACAGCAGGCAGTCAAGTAGTGTCCCACCCACCACTAAGGGTGTGCAGAAACCTAAGTTCCACGGAACCGATACGTCTGAGGTAAACGCCAAGTGACCACCCCCTCGCCCAACGCAGATCGAGTACTGGACGTTCATTTCTTTAAGGATGACAGGTCTCGACAGTTTATGACGCGCTCTCTAGTTGGCCGTACCGCCAGATTCAAGCGTGTATGGACAACTCGTAAGGAGCCATTGGATCAGGGACAGGAAGGAGAGTGCGTTGGCTTCTCAATGGCCGGTGAGCTGGCAGCGAATCCCGCTGCGTATGAGGTGACCAACTCTACTGGACATAAGATCTTTGCTGCTGCACGAGCTGTGGATCAGTCCGAGGGTCGGAACTTTCCTGAGGGCGCCACTGTCATTGCCGGTCTGAAGGCATGTCAGCGAGCTAAGTACTTTAAGTCTTACGGTTGGAACTTCGGTATCGACGATACCATTAACTGGATCGTTCGTCGCGGTCCGGTAGTGCTAGGTATCAATTGGCATGAGTCTATGTACGAAACAGACTCTAAGGGTCTCATCGATGTTGATGGGCCGATTGTAGGTGGTCATGCGATTATGGCAAATGGTTTCTGGCCTGCTCATCCTACTTTCGGCGACGTACTTGTTCTTACAAATTCTTGGGGTAGGAGTTGGGGTGTTAGTGGCAGGGGCTATCTTCCTGTTGAGAGCGCTGACCATCTGCTCAAGGAAGATGGAGAATCCGCAGCCATTGTCGACCTTCCAGTCCGACCGGCAGACTGATGTACCTCCCAAGCCGTAGTGACTACCGTGCTCTGGGAAAGACCTTTTCCTTGTTGGCATGGATTCTGCTGGTGGCTTGGTGGTTCTACCCTCTCATTATCGTTCTAGCTTTCTTCTATCACTGTATCCGCGCTATCGAATGGGTAGTGCTGTGGATTATTGAGGAGGTGAAAAATGATAGAGATTGCTGATCTGGAAGAGGTAGAGGTACTTCTCTCGCGAAAGCCTGAACATTCCTCTCGTACTCATCCAGATCTGCCGGAAAAGCCTGGAGGTCCTGATAACTGGGTGGAGAAAGTTGGGGGTCTACCCAGTTTCATCAAGAGGGTAGCTAAGCACATCTTCTACGACTCTCCAGGAATGACAGTATCACATGCCATTGCTGCTGCTGTTGAGCAGTGTAAGAAGTGGGCAGCTAAAGGTAACGCTAAAGCTGCGGCGGCTGTTGCACAGTGGGAAGCCAAGAGGGCTCGCTCTCACGCTATGGAGGGTGATGAGGGAGAGGTGATAGTTGACCTCGGTCTCCTGGTACAGAAGCGCAATGTGCCCTATAGCACTTACGGTAACTCTACGTCGGCAGTGTCAACAGGTGTCAAGGGTGCATCTTTCAACGAGAGCAAGCACTCTCGCACGTCTAGTGGACAGTTCGCGAACAAGCTGAACCCTAGTGAGCTGATCGCTGCGAAGCGTCAGATTGAGGGCGGTTTAGCTAACCTGAGAGTTGGCCAGACGTTCACTCTTCCTGGTAAAGTTGGCTGGGTGAAGCGAACCGCTGGCGGGTATTTCGTTCAAGGAAACGGCGGTTTCGTAGCTCCCGTTCGAACACTTAGTGAAGCTATTAGCGCTGCTGCTTCCCTATTAGCAAAGAAGGGTTTTGATAAGAAGTGACTGAGATTCTGCTCGGTCCTACTCTTATGGATGGACCGACTACTAAGGTTAAGGACCGTTCTTCGGGTAAGACCTATTTCAAGAAGCGCATTCTTAAGGAAGGCACTTTCGACTACAAGACTCAGTCGGGGGAGAAGATCAAGCTTGACCTGACTGCTCCTGAACTGAAGAAGTATGTTGAGGCTTTCAAGAATAAGGCATACGACGAGGTTCCGTTCCAGTTCGGTCACACGAACGACGCAGACAAGCGTGGTGGAACTCTGGTTCAGGTAGAGCACGTTCCTGGTAAGGGAATTGATGGCTACTTCGAGCTGGATACAAAGGCCGCTGAGTATGTCGAGAAGTACCCGAACTTCGGAGTTAGTCCACGTCTTGTGCTGGATATCTCCCGTGCCGATGGTAAGTCGTACGAGGGTGCTATTCAGCATGTTGCCGGTACTGTAGTTCCTAGGCTGAACGGCATGGGACCGTGGGAGAAGGTTGAGCTTTCCGAGTCTGAGGATACTGACGACTCGACTCCCATTCTTGATCTGTCTACTGAAACCATTACGATTGAGCGTGATAGGAAGGTCACCGTGCCAGAGAAGAAGACTGAAGAGGGGAGCGTTGTCCAGCTCTCCCAGGAGGAATACGAATTCTTCAAGTCGATGAAGACTGAGTACGAGCAGGCCCAGCGTCTTCTCGGTGAGGCTGACAAGGAGAAGCAGACGGCTCCTACTCAGCAGCAGATTGACCTTTCTGAGGTGACCACTAAGGCTGAGTCGGCCCTTTCTGCCGTTCAGGCTCTTCAGAAGAAGGCCGTTGAGGATGGGTGGAAGGCTCAGCGCACTCTTCTGGCGCAGCAGGGTGTTCCTCCAGCGGCTCTCGACCTTGCCACTCCCATTATGACTTCAATGGAGACTCAGGTCTTTGACCTCTCCACTCCTGATGGTGACATTAAGGTTGACGCTAAGACTCAGATGCTCGGTCTTCTGGAGACCATGAAGGGCCAGATTGACCTTTCGGGTGAGCGCGGTCATGGTGTTGGTGGTACTCAGCCTGAGTACGACAACCCTAACGACATTGACGCTTACGTTCAGAACTACCTTCGATAATTAAATAGAGCAGATTGATTAGGAGTTATAATGGCTGGTCTTAGGCCACATCTGGAGAAGGGGCCAGAAACTCATCTGGTCTCTACAAACTTGGTGGGCGGTACTCTCGTTGAGGCTGACGGTGTTACCGGCAAGGTGAAGCCCGCAGTTGCCAACTCGACTGCTGTTCTTGGTCTTGCTATTGGTGATGCTGCTGCCATTGCTGGTGCCGTTGCGCAGACCACAGACGCTTGGGGTCGTCCTTCTGGTGGTGGTCTGACTCCTCCTAATGAGGTGGCAGTCGCCTACCGGGGTTCGTGGTGGCTGAAGAACACTTCTGGCACTGCTTGGACGTACGGTCAGCGACTTTACGCCGGTGCGGCAGGCGTTGTTCAGGGAACAGTCACTACCGGTGCTGTCATTGGTATCTGCATTGAGCCTGCTGGCGTTGCTAACAACGCTGAAGGCCGTGTCCGACTGACGATTCGATAGGATAACTGAATATGGCTACAGTGGTCAGGGTTGGCCATTCTTACGACGGGCCTCAGTGGTCCGTTAGTCAGTTGGTCAAGGCCCCAACTCGTGTTCCAGGCATTGTGATTGCGGCGGTTAAGGATAACCTTATCGCTGATCTGCTTCTGCGTAAGGGTCCTGCTGCTCCTGGTGGTGCTGTTCAGTACCAGGAACAGGTTGCGTTTGCGAGTGCTCGTTCTGCTGAGATCATTGCTGAGTTCGGTGAGATTCCCACCACTCAGGGCGATATGACGATGCCGGTCGTTGCGGCTACTCAGAAGCGCGGTCTTGGTCTGAAGATCTCCAAGGAAATGGAGACCCGCAATGACGTGGGTCGAGTTCAGATGGAGATGGGTCTCGTTCGGGATGCGATGATTCGCTCCTGGAATGCCGTTTTCTTCCTCGCTGTGTACCGTGCGTCGGTTCTCACCATGAACGCCTCTCGTCAGGCTACTGGTGGGTGGACCACGGATGTTGTTCCCAGTGCTGGTCTTACTCCCACTGCCGGTATCCGTAAGGACATTGCGAATGCGCAGTACCTTATGGCCAACCAGCAGATCCAGGGTGCTGTTGGTAACGACCGCTACGGTCTGATTCCAGACACGATGATTGTTCATCCTTCGTTGATGCCTATCCTCCTCGACTCGGAGGAAGTCAACAAGGTCTTCATGAACTCTCCGGCAACGACTATTTCTCCTCGGTACCAGCTCGCGTACCCAACGAAGTTCGGTACTCTGGATATCGTTCAGTCGTGGGAGATCCTTCCCAACCACGTTATGGTTCTGAAGCGCGGCAACCTGGGCTTCATTTCGGATGAGTGGCCTCTTAGTGGTTCTCCGACTCAGTACCACGAGGAGGAGCAGAGCTACAACACGTACTTCACGCGACGTGCTCTGAACGCTATCGACACTCCTAAGGCTTGTGTTCTTATCAACGGTGTCCAGGGCACCATCACTGCGGTTCCGTAACCAAGCGCAGATAGGGAGTTGCTATGGCTTACCGATTGAACGTTGACATGTGGCATGTGGTCAATCCAGAGGACCAGAAGATTCACCGACTCTCACGCGGTGACAAGGTTCCTGACTGGGCTCTTGACAATGAGGGAGTCGACATGGAGGCGCTTGCTGCGAGCCGTGTTCCTCTCTTCGTTAAGGACGAAGACAATGTTCAGAGTTCGTCCGGCACTGTGCCTGCTCAGGAGGCTTCTGTGGCTCGGTCGGAGTCTCCACAGCAGCCTCGCGATAAGAAGTAGGGGGCTGAGCAATGGCATACTGTGACGAGAAAGATGTCATTAGAGTTCTGGCTGGTCGTCGTGACGAAGTTCGTAACGAAACACCAGCCGATCTGGACGTTGATCAGATCCGGGCTGCCATTGCTGACGCTGATACACAGATCAACCTTGCTCTCAAGCGTCGTTACGTAATTCCATTTGAGGTTGGGGCGGTCCCGACTATCGTTAAGCAGTGGTCGGTCAACATTGCATCGTACCTTTCCCTCCTCTATTTTCGAGGATCGAATCCGGTAGGCAGTGATGACCCGATGTTCCTTCTTTACGACCGTACTCGTCGCATGTTGGACTCAGTTCAGCAAGGACGAGTGGACGTAGATGGAGCTACGGAAATCATTTCTCTGGATGATGCAGTACCTGCTGTGTATAACGCTTACGACGGACCGCTCTTTCCTCTTTTTCCGACCTTCGAAGAGGGATATATTCCTCCAGATAAGATCTACAAGTAGGAGGAGATATGGCTGGCACGTTTGACGGTCGTATCGATCGCCTCATGGAGAATGTAGGTACAGGAAAGTTGGTGGCTGGGTGTAAGGTGAATCAACCTTACGCTCAGAATCAGCACCAGAATCTCAGCTTTCGGCATCCCCATGGTGGTCGCTCTCACTACTTGGGAGGTCCGCTGTTGGAGAACTCTGCCGGTCTTCTAGAAGGAATTGCTAGGGCAGTCCTCTCTGAAAGAGGATCTAGTGTTCGTTTTGAGATGGCCAAGGTAGCTGAGGAAATGAACACATATGTGTTGGAGAATGCACCCGTAGAGACTGGGAGACTGAGAACGTCTGGTAATCCTTGGGCAGAAGACAATGGTCTGAGGTATTACGAACGTCCTCCTATCTCTCCTCGGGAGTCTGACTGATGTTTACCTCTCGACATTTGGTTAAGTGGATTGAGGACCACACTCCAGGCGACGTAGAAGTCTATAACGACACTCTTCCGCCCACTGGGCGGATTATTTATGTTCGAATGGGCTCTGGTCCTGGGTACACCCATGAGGGTGTGTTCGATAATCTCTCATTCACCATTGAATGTCGAGGGGCTGACCGGAATTACGACGATGCTGAATACCTGGCACGGTTGGTTGATGACGCTATCCTGAAGTACGGTCCGGAGTCTTACACTTTCGATGATGGTGTTTATCTGGACTTCATTGGTCGTGTGGGTGGCCCACCCTCAGAGCTTGCAGTGTTCGACACTGCTGGACGGTATGCATACACGTGTAACTACTACTGCACCGTCGCAACAGATTTGTAGTAAAACTGAATAAGAAGGTTGGATGATATGGCTGAAATTCAAAAGGTAGGGGATGAGGTGGCCGCAAATAGGCCAACTGGTCCTGAGGTGGAACTTCGTGACACTGCTGCTGATCTTGTTCGTGAGGCTCCGGAGCCGACCGACGAAGATGGAGCGAAGGTTTACAAGGTGGTTTACCCCACCGACCTGTTTGTTGTTGCTGGACATCCAGTAGTGAATACTGAGGGTGTTCGCCTTACCTCTGCTCAGGCTGAGGAGATTCTTCCTGCTGCTGAGGCCAGCGGCGTCAAGATTGTAGAGGTTGACTAATGCCTACACTTACTCCTCGTTACACTCGTAAGAATGTCATTCGTGGGCAGGCTCAGATCTGGACTCGTCCTCAGGATGACACCGCTACCCTTCCGGCTAACAGTATGGCGCTCGGTGGGGACTGGGCTGGTGCTGGCGGTAACCCTCTGTGGACTGCCATTGGTGCTAGTGAGTCGGGCGCTACTATGCGTTTCTCTCGCTCGACTAATGACATCTCGATTGAGGAGCAGCTTAACCCAGTCGACATTGCGACGACATCGGTTGACCCTCGTATTGAGGTGACGCTGTCGGAAGACACTCTGGAGACGATGAAGCTGGCCTATGGTGGTGGTACCATCACCACTGTTGCACCGGCTACTGGTATCCCTGGATATCGAGAACTGACTATTGCTGAGGACATTGAGCACCTGACTCTCGGTCTGGAGGGTATGAACACGAAGACTCAGTGGCGTCGTGTTCTGTGGTTGGATGTTCTCTCGGTAGCAGACGTGGAAACCTCGTACCGTCGTGCGGAAACTCAGCGGCTCTACGCGGTGAGTTTTAGGTTGGTGTCGCCAATTGCCTCGGCTATTGTTCGTGAGTGGAACCTTGCGGCTCTGCCGTAAAGATTGAATTAGAAAGGACGGTCCCTAGTGCCTAAGTTTGATGGTGAATCTCTGGGGGGAGATCTCGCCTACGACTTCACTGCCTACGGCCACCCCGACATTGTGGGTGTAGTCCCTGAACCATCTCGGTTCGCAGCGAAGCGCTTTTTTAAGGAAGTTCAGCAGGTCTTTAAGACACTGGACATTGCTCCGGACAAGGAAGCTGAATCGACTTCTCCTGACCAGATCGTAGAGGTAATGAATGCGATTGATGATGAGGAGATGTTCGACAAGCTAACCGACGGCATTACTGATTGTCTTGCTAAGTTGTGTGGCGGTGAGAGGTCAGACAGTGGAGATTGGTCTGGTGGAAGTCCTTCGCACAAGCAGTTGACGGCACTAGGGTACCGGCCATTCATGGGCTTCTTTGGTTATCTCATGCAGAACCTTATGAACCCGGAATTGCAAGCGCCCGCTACGACTCGCTCGCCGGTACGCCTGCGCAGCGTGTAGAGTGGTTTCGGGCGCTACTCCACTTTCAATTGACTGTAGATGAGTGGGAGCGTCTTCCTTGGTGGCAACCGCAGATGTATATGGAAGAACTCGGTAGATACCTGCGGATACAAGCCGGGGAAGAACGCCCTGAGGACACTCCTATTAGTGGAGACATCTCTGATAGTGGAGATGATGACCTTGGGGTGAGGATAGAGAAAGTCAACTGAATAGGGAGTGGGAGTCGCTAGATGGCTTTCGACGCAGGTTCCATCGAAGCGACTCTCATTCTCAATAGGAACCCTTTTACTGCTGGTCTGCTAGCAGCCAAGCGACAAGCTGAAGAATTCCAGCGGCGCAATAAGATTGAACTTCCTGTCACAGTCAAGCTTGACCGATCATCTCTAGCTAAGGTCAAGCAAGAGATCAATAAGGCTGTAGGAAACATCAAGGTCAAGGCTCAACTTGACCGAGCATCTCTAGCTAGAGTTAGACAGCAAATCGAGGGAGTATCTGGCAATGTTCGAGTCAGGTTCTCCATTGATAGAGCTTCCCTCGCTAGACTCCGTGCTGAACTAAGGGCTCAGTCTTTTACTATCAACGTCAGGATCAATACTGATCGATCTCTTCTGTCTCAGTTGACTCAGTTGAGACAGCAAACTCAGGGGCTTGGCGGAGACTTTGATGTTGGTGGATCTCGCTTTGCCAGGATGGCCAGCCTTATCATTGGGCTGTTACCAGTCATAGCCTCAGGATTCACTGCTGCCGTTGGAGCAGTAGGCGCTTTGACGTCTGCGTTTCTCATTGCCGGTCTGGGTGCAGGTGCACTAGCACTGGTAGCTGTTCCTGCCTTTAAGCAGATCAGAGCGGCAGTCGTTCTCGGTCAGGGGGCTATTGACAAGCTCCCTGACGGTCTTCGTCAGGCTGCTAATGCTCTCAAGGAACTCTTGGCTGAGTACGACAATCTCGTCAAGGCCAATCAGAAGCTTGTTGGTATTGGTATCTCGGCATGGCTCAATGCCGGTACTGCTGCCCTGAAGACCCTATATCCTCTGGTGAAGGCGTCTGCTAATGCTTTTGGTGACGCTGGCCTACAGGCCATTATGTTCTTTGAGGGTCCGTGGTGGCAGAGGTTTGTCAACTTCCTGAGCAGAGCTATCTGGCCTGCGGTAGATGCCCTGACTCGGAGTATCTTTGCGCTGATTCGAATCGTTGGCAATCTCACGATGGCTTTCTGGGACCTTGGTGGTTCTCAGATACTAGACATGATTGTCAAGGGCCTTGAACAGTTTGCCACCTGGACAGACCACATTGGTCAGAATAAGTCTTTCCAGGCATTCATGGATGCCGCAGTGCGCTCCTTCCCTGTAGTTGCCACTCTCATTGGTGACTTGGTTGTCTTCATCCTCAAGCTTGCTGCTGGTCTAGAGCCTCTTGGTACGATTATCATTAGAGTTTTCAATGGTATCTTTGAAGCTATCAACCAGCTACCACCTCCAATGATTGCTGCACTTGCTTTTGCTGTAGGGTCTCTCATGGCCGCATTAGCGTTGGGTGCTGGAGGACCAGTTGCTCTCGGCATTGCCGCAATAGCTGGACTGGCTACAATCTTTGCTGATGTTTATACGCGGAGTGAGACTCTTCGTAATGGCATTAATGGCTTTGTTGATGACTTACGTACTCGCTTTATGCCAATCTGGGATACGATCGTCAGAAACTTCAACCAGTTCATCTTGCCAGCATGGCAATCCCTGGTTGACATGGTCCAACAGAAGCTCATTCCTGCTCTGCAACGCTTCGGCGATGTATTCCTGCAAGAGGTCTGGCCCAAGATTCAGCCATTCGTCGATCAGATTACTGAGACCCTGATCCCAGCTATCCTTCGCTTCCTGGGTGCACTCACCAACATCATCTCCTTCCTTATCGATGTGTTTGGTCCTACTGTTGCTCGGGAGCTTGGCGCTGCGGTTACTGTCTTCCAGGGATCATTCGATATGATTGCTGGTCTGCTGGACATCTTCACGGGTATCTTCACTGGCAATTGGACGACGTTCACTCAGGGAATTACCGAGATCACTCGCGGTTTCTGGACCATCATTGCAGGACTGTTCGGAACCAATCTTGACGGGCTCAAGGCCACTATGCAGCGGTGGGACCAGGAGATTGATGCCATGTGGCATACCTTCTGGGACGGCCTGACCGGATGGTTTAAGGGTCTGTGGGAAGGTATCAAGCTCTGGTGGTCTGGCTTCCTGGACATCCTTCGTGGAGACACAGATCAGGGCGCACAGAAGATTGGCGATGCCTGGAGGAAGATCGCTAACCTCTTCCGCGATCCGATCAACTGGGTAATCAATACCGTCATCAATGATGGAATCATTGGTGCCTGGAACACGGTAATGGGCTGGATCGGAGTTGGAGGAATTAGTGGGAGGGTGCCTAGCCTTCCCGCTTTCGCTGCCGGTGGTCCAGTCAGTGGCGGAATTAAGGGTAAAGATTCAGTCCCCATTCTTGCACAGCAAGGAGAGTACGTTCTCTCTGTCCCAGCCGTTCAGCGTATGGGTGGTATCGGTGCAGTAGATGCCATGCACACTGCGGCACGAGGGGGTAGAGCTGGCGGTCCTACTTTCGCTCAGGGAGGACCTATTGGAATTCCGCACTATGCTGTAGGCGGACCAGTTGCCGCCACTACCCAAGTGTCTATGTGGAGCATCTTTGGTAGCCAGGTAGCTAATCTGTTCCATAGTCTTGGGTTTGGAAATTCCCCAATGGGTGGACAAATCGGCGCGGCTATCTCTCGTATCCCTGGAGCGCTGGTCACCAAGGTTCTCGAAGCTGCTCAGAAGAAACTGGAATCTGTCTTCCAAACTATCGTTACCTTCCTCGGTGGTGGAGGAGGAGGGGGCGGTGGAGTGGGATTGGGAGGTGGAGATGCACGTGCCTGGATCATTGCACATGAGTCCGGTGGTAATCCAAGAGCACAGAACCCTACCTCCTCGGCTTCTGGTCTCTACCAGTTCATTGATGGAACGTGGCGGGCATTGGGAGGGTCTACTGCACACGCCAAGGACGCATCTGTTGCTGAACAGAATATGATTGCAGACCGTTATGTTGCACAGCGATACGGCGGTTGGGCGGGTGCTCAGGCATTCTGGCAGGCTCATGGTTGGTATGACAAAGGTGGATGGCTTCAGCCTGGCACTACTATTGCTCATAACCTGACAGGTAAGCCAGAACTCATCATTCCAATGGATCAGATTCGTCCTGGTAGGGGGAGTCTTTCTCCAGAGGACATCGCAGCTATTGTGGCAGCACTGCGTGGTGGTGGTAGTGGTGGTGGAGATGTCTACAACGTCATGCTCCCTGAGAAAGCCACTGTTCGTGAGCTAGCCGATTCGTTGGACTTTAAGCGTCGAGTTGTGAGTAAAGGCAGGTATACTCGATGAGTTTCCCTCCTGACCTTGGCTATGAGCTAGTCAATCCTCCTTTTACTCCTGGAGATGGATTTCGTTTTGGTCGTGGAACTCTCGTGCATGTGACCAGTAGTGAGTTCACGTCTCCAGATATCAGGACGGATGATGTCAATAGGGCACGTGCGGATGGTATGTATATGGGGAGGGACTACTTTGGTGGAATGACAGTCAACTTTGACATCAACATCAAAACCCGAAGCCCTGGCGATAATGGTGCGGCAGCTAAAGACCTACACAGAAGGATGTCTGCTGCTTGGTTCACTGAGGATACTTTCGTAGGAGCGTCTCGTTTGACTCCTGGAGAGGTCTCAGAACTGTATATCACTGATGATGATAGGACGTTGATTGTATATGGTCGTCCCCGTGAGTATCAGCCTACTCGTGGGAGGACTCGTGCTGGTTGGATTCCTGTCACGTGTTCGTTCCGGGCAATCTCTCACAAGTTTTACGAAGCGGAGTGGCAACACGGATCGATTACCAGCGCTCCCTCGACGTCTACTGGGTTTGTACCGCCCTTCCAGTTCCCACTCTCGACGTTCGCAATCCAAGTCCTCGACGACTTCCTATTTGTGGGGGGAAACACCGAGACGTGGCTCTTGACGAAGGTCTACGGGCCTATTGCTCAGCCTGTTATTGAGGTCACGAACTACTACAAGATCGAGACGTCTTCGGATTTCTTTCTCCGGGCCGGGGAGTGGATGGAGATTGACCCTCGTCCCTGGTCTCGTAAGGTAATGAAGAACGGTACAACACCTATTGCTGGAAAGTTCAAAGCGACTAGTCGGCGTCTTTCTATGCAAACACTCCCACCAGGCACTCACCGAGTCGTCCTGAAGGGTATTGATCCTACTGGTACCGCGAGACTTGAAACCTCGTGGCGTAACGCTTGGAGTACTTGGTGACATTCTCAACTGTCCCATGGGCGGTCGGTGGCGGAGCTGTCATCCCTGAGGATGTCGCCCGAATGATCCCTTACTTTATGTTCAACAAGACTGAGGGAGTGCTAGGGGCTACCGACTTGGAGGTGAAAGCCCTTGCTACTCCTGGTGGTTCTGTTCGTATCTCGCCTGGTGGTTTCGTTGTACTCGGACGTGGATCAGGCCAGTTTTACGAAGCTTACATGGGGAAAAACCCTGACGATCACGTCGTGCCAGTGGCTCCAAACAACACTGCTAGCTCTCGGTCTGATCTACTTGTTGCCGTCGTTAAAGACCCTTATATTGCTGGTTCGCCTTGGAATATCCCAACTGACAGAGCTAACGGTCCTTACGTAGAACCTGTTATCGTTCAGGGTGTTCCTTCCACTACCCGGACGGTGCGCTCTTTGGGCAACAACTGGTCGGCTATCGACCTTGCACGCATTGACATTCCAGCCAATACAGCAACTATCCAGACCTCACATATCGTGAGTCTGCGGAATCGGGTATCGGCCCCTCCACAGCAGATTCCTCCACCGTCTACTCCTCCGCCAGTGCCCGACGTTGACATTTTCATTGTGAATCCAGAGAATGAGTTCTCATATCTCATCGGTGGGCCAACAGTTGAACAGACTCTTCCAACGGCACAGCAGAACATCTGGCGGAACTGGCCTGCTGCCTCTGAAGTAGTTGTCCCCATTCCAACATGGGCGACTACTATGGATGCACAGTTCTCTCTGCTGAATACTATGGTTGACGATGACGTGTGGGGAGAGACTCGTCTGGAGGTAGGCTCTGGAGAAATCTATAGTGGATCGACTGTATATGACTTCAACAAGTCTACTGGTTGGGAACGTATTCAGGTCTTTGCTGGAGGTCGAATGTCAATCCCGAGTTCCTTGCGTGGGAAGAACAAGCGCTTTAGAGTGAATGCTCGCTCCCTGGATGTGTCCTCCAATCACACTGGTACACTCAAGGTCGATCGAGGCTCGCTCATCCGTCTTGAGGTAACTTTCAAAGAGCAGGTCTCATAGCCTATAGGATAGGATAATTTAATATGGTCCTGGCGGTGAATGAGCTTCTCCATCTGGGACCAGATCCGGCAGGAGCTTCCTGGAACCATTTCGATTTGGGTCTAGGACTTGCCACCCATATCAATTATCCTCAAGCACAACTCAAGAACTCTCCACCTCAAGGGGCTCCCTGGTTCTACTCCAGGACTAACCCAACTAGCGGTAAAGATGTAGGAGTCTTCTCAGCGCCTCTTGGCGGTGCCACCACATCTACTAACACTCAGTACTCGCGTTGTGAATTGCGTGAGTATGAGCGTGATGGCACCACTAAGATGGCTTTCAATCCAAAGTCGGGTGACCACTGGATTGAAGGTATCTATCGCATCTATGGACTCAGTGGTCTTACTAAGCCTGGTGTCTGTGTTCAGCAGTACCATGATCCTAATGACGACGTCATTATGGTCAGAACTGAGCTTGAGAGTGGAGCTACCAAACTCATCGTGAACTTTAATGGTTCACGAGTAGCTGTCCTCAACTCTAACTATGCTGATGGTACTGAGTTCTACCTGAAGACCAGAATCAACGCTGGTACTCCCAGTATTTACTACACGACCAACCTTGCCAGTATCCCATCCACTCCGACTTACACTTCTGCTGGCTTCTTCTCGGGTGCCGGTACCGGTTGGTATGCTAAGACTGGTTCTTACAACCAGACTAACGAGAACACAGATCCTAATGTTGATCCGGATGCCTCGATCATCCGTGTTGAAATTCGAGAGCTGAAGCACTGGCACTCCGAAACCCCTGCTGGTGGTGCATGGCCTACTCCTGCCTCCTACGTCGGTGGTGGAGGCGCTACTACTCCGGTAGTCGACGCAGGCGCAGACGCTCAGATCCTACCGAGTGGTACGTTCTCTAGGACTGCTTCGGTCACTCTCAATGGAGCAACTCTTAGCTCTCAGAAGTGGGAGATTCTTTCTGGACCTTCTGGTGCTGGAAATGTGCTGTCCACAGCGGCAGCAGTTTCATGGGTTCCCAGTGCTACTACTGTCGGTAGTGGTGTTCCTGTTGGTCAGACTCAGGTTTTCAAGGAGACATTTGATTCTGGACTGAGTAACACCAACTACTCTTCGGTTCAGACTCACACGTATGAAGGTAGCCCTTCGGGCTACAACATGAACTCTGAGTACCGAATGCAGATCGTTAACGATCCGTCTTCGGCAACAGTACTCCGTACTGAGGTTCATGATGGCGATACGGCAGTAGGCTCTCATGAGCGATGTGAGGTCTCTAGTTTTGGTAAGTTCTGGAACGACCATGACGGAGACGAGCGTTGGTATGAATTTGGTGTTAAGTTTGAAGCATTCCCCAGTATGGGGTCTGCTGATGACTGGTTAATCTTTTTCCAGTGGCACCAGGTCAACGATGATGGTGCTCCTGCTCTCGCAATGTCTCTCCACAATGATGGAAAGGTATACTTTGAGAGAGCAAATGACACTGACGATGAAGACATCCCCGTATGGACACCAGCTCTTAATACTTGGTATAACGTAGTCGTCCACATCAAGTGGTCGACGTCTTCCTCAACAGGTTTCATTCAGTGTCATGTAGATGGTGTTGAGAAGGTCGCTAAGATCTCTCGCAAGACCATGTACTCGACCGACCATACCGACCCGTACTATGTCAAGTTCGGTCAGTATAGGCGCAGTAGTATCTCTGGCACGTCGACTGTCAAGCACGACAACATTAGGGTTTCTTCTCCTCCCGCTGTTACCTCTGGCGGTACAGGAGGAGCCTACCCGAATGGTACCTATATTCTGAGGTACTCAGCGGTTACTTCTGCTGGTACCTTTACCGACAACGTCTCTGTTACTCTTACCCCCACGCCTACTGACCCTGGTACTGGAGGGGGTGGGGGTGGGGGCGGTTCACTAGGAACCTACCCAACACTTGTCGGTGTTGGGCCTACAGCTACTTCCAATGGCTCTACGACTGTTACTGTTCAGCCTCCTACAGGAGTAGGCAGCGGACAGTTTCAAATCTGTATCATTCAGCTAGACGATGTCGAGAGTATCCCTAACCCCTCGGCAGGTTGGACGCTTCTCGACGATCAGGATGTTCCCAATACTGCTTCTCCTTCTAATGCAATTGTTCTTTACAATACTACAGGAGATTCCAACCCTCTAACCCTGACTAAGTCTGGGTCCGGTGCTTACCATGCAGTTCGAATTGCGTGGAAGAACTACTCTACACTCGGTCAGCACTCTTCTCGCGGATCATCAGATACTCTTACCCCCTATGCACCTTCGGTAACTCCTGCTACAGATAAAGCTCTTGTTGTCACTATTATGGGCAGTGACAGAGCTACTACTGGTGCCGGACCGGTTACTGTCCCTACGGGATGGACCTCTCGCTACAACAGTGGGCAGACAGTTAACTCTACTCAGATTGAGTGGATTGCTGTTGCTGAAATCAATGTTGATAACCAAACAGTCACGGGTGCCAACGTCCCTACGGGGACAGGAACGGGTACATCTAACTTCACCCTGACCAACTCCGATAACTGTTCCATGTTCTCCTTCGTCCTCGAAGGTGGAATCAGTACTGGAGTTTCCTTTGGGGGTGCAGTCACCCTCCCCGCACTGTCGCGGTTGACTGCCAGTAGCCCACTGACTCCAGTACCAATTGGAGGCATTCTTCTCACTGCCTTCCCGCAATTGATCGCTCGATCGATCGTTCCGGGTGGAATTGTTATCTATGTCATTCCTAGACTAACTCTGAATGCTTCAGTGTTCCCTAAGGGTGCACTGATTATCCTTCCCAACCTGACGTTCCAGGCCCGGCAACAGACTATTGCTGGTCTTCTGTTGCAGGCCGTGGCCATGCTTCGCGCTGGCGCTCTCCCCTATCGACGCCCAGTACTACGCACTGAGTATGTCTATCCTCCTCAGGATCATCCATTCCGGTTGATTGCTCAGCGCATCCTTGACGGGGAAATCATTGAGTGGGAACTTCCGGTCTCTGAAGATTTCGAGTACACAGACCAGCTCTCTGGTCCTACAGTTATGCACGGCTCTATCAGTCCGGAGCTGATTCAGGTTCAGGAACTTGGTCTGGACGGATATGCTTACTGGTTGCATGTAGAGATCAACCAGGAGATTCGAGCCTCAGCCATTATGCTTCCTCCTCAGTATGAGGAAAGCTCAATGGCATTCTCTGCTGAGGGAGTAGCGGCAGTACCTCACTACACATACTATGATTCTACATTCTCTCAGATCCAAGTTGATCCTCTGTCTGTTGTCCGTACACTGTGGAACTATGTTCAGGCACAACCACAGTCAGACTACGGAGTAGTTGTATCTCAAAACTCCTCTCCAGTGAGGATTGGAGAGCCTGCTACCTCTCAGGCATATAACGACAGGACAGAGGCCGCCAGCCTTATCCTTCGTCGACTTCAGAGTGGTGACCCAATCTTTGAGGACTGGTCATGGGATGGAGCAGAAGCTGTAGTCCAAACCTATAATGATGAGTTGTCCAGACTTTATACAGATTCTCATTCTACCAACCCCCAAGATTGGTTAGAAGGATTCATCAATGGGCATAGGGCAGAAGATGCCAAGCCCTACGAACTCAATTGGTGGGACGCTAAGAATGTTGGAGAGGAGATCGACTCCCTTTCAGGCTCAACCCCATTCGACTACGTCGAGAGGCATGCCTGGAACTCTGACAGGACAGACGTACTCCATTTCATCGATCTGGGGTACCCACGGCTGGGAGTGGCACGTCCTAACCTCCTCTTCAACGAAGAGAACATCCTAGAAGTAGTTCCCGTTCAGGAACCAGAAGACACTTATGCCAGTGCCGTTCTAGTTATTGGCGCTGGTGATGGTGCGGATACTATTCGTGCTTACCGAGCCGAGTCTTTCGCTGATCGAGTGCGCAAGGAGGTGGTGATTACTGACAAGTCCATTACCAATCAGAGTCTCGCTGATGCTCGTGCAGCTCAAGAGTTGGCCTTCAGACGAGGCCGAGCATTCGAGATTGGTGAGCTGGTCATCAATGCTTACCACTCCAACGCACCGGTAGGATCCTATCGGATTGGAGATGATATCCAGGTTCAGGTAGAGATTCCATGGCTCATGGTTCTCCACACGTCCTGGTATCGCATCACCAGCATTTCGAACAAGCCCTCCAGTGACAAAGTCAGGCTAGGACTGGCACGCTCTGACAGTCTACTGGATACTTCGGACATCTGGATTCAGCCTGACGATTACGTTCCGTTTGATCCTGTTCCTCCGATCGGTGCAGTGGCGTGGGTGGGCAATGTTCACTTCACTATCACTCCGGTACTGGTTGTTATTCCTTCAGTGCCAGTGCCTACAGCAAGAGTATTCCTCATTGCTACACCCAACCTTACGGTTAATGGTGTTGCGTTCGGTGGATCGTTTGCCTTTGTCAACAACCTCTTTATCTATCACAGTCTTCTCATCGGAAACTCCAAGCTCATTGCCTTTGCTGGAATTGCTCTACCAGTATCTCCGACTCTGGCGGTATCTGGAATCGTTACAGGGCCTGGGTTCTCCACTGTCACACTAATCTCCAATACCCTATTGACAAGTGCTTCTCAGATTCCGAGCGCTAGTGTAAGTCTGTCTGCTACTTCCTCGCTGACAGCAAATGCTACTGGAACATTCACTATCGGTGGCGGCTTTGGGGACGCTCCATTTGGTGCATTGGCGTTTGGTCCTGGTGCTGGTAGTGGGGGTGGAGGTTTTGGTGACTCTCCATTTGGATCTCTACCATTTGGTGCAAGTGCTATTGCTGGTTCAGGTGGCGGAGTCAGTCTTGCAGCTAAAGCCACACTCACTGCAAATGCGAGAACAATTCGTTCCGCTGCTGTAGCTATGTCAACAACTATGACTCTATCTGCTAGTGGAACAGTGAGCAGTGGGTCTACTACATCTCAACTCGGTAAGATCACTAACGGAACTCAGACATCTAGCTCTAGTGCTAACAAGACTGTTGTCTCCAAGTTCACTGCTACGGCAACTGGCACTGTCACCACAGGACACGCTCGACTGTGGGTGGATTCCGGTACTGCCTCTGTAGAGATGGTGGTTTACGCGGACGCTAGTGGAAGTCCGGGCAGTCTGTTGGGTCTGTCGGATACACTGACTGTCTCCAATACTACTGAAGTTCTTCAGAACTTCACCTTCTCTGGAACTCAGCAGACAGGAATTAGTGCCGGAAATGACTACTGGATTGGCTTTACCTGGCCAGATCCAGGACTCAACAACATTTCTTGGTCGCGAGACGCTACAGCAGGATCGACTCAGCAGAACGCTTTCCATGCTGCGGCATCCTTCGGCACTCCAGGTACGGCGCTCTCTGGTCCCATCGACGCATACATTGATGTGGTCTCCACAACTGGTGGCGGTGGCGGTGGACCTACCACTCCAATTATCAGGTCGTCGTCCTCCGCTGCTGAAGGTAACTCACCTACTGTGGCTTGTCCTAGGCCTCCCGGGTTGACATCCGGTGACTACATTGTGGTGTTCCAGGAGTCTGACACTGACGGCTCTCTGTCGTCGATGACTGCTCCTTCAGGATTCTCGTTGCTGGGATCTCAGGCTCCTGCTACTGCTGGGAATGGGACTCCATATGGCAAGGTGTGGGGCAAGATAGCTACATCCTCCGATGTGTCTACATCTACCTTCTCTTTCCCAGATGACACTGGAGCGAACTGTACTGTCGTAATGCTTGCTATTCAGGGCGGGACGTTCGACAGCAGCTCTCCCGTTTCAAACGTTACATGGATCCGGGATAATAGTGGCTCGACTTCCATTCAGGCGCCGTCAATCACCGGAACTTCTGGTGATGCTCTCATCACTGCGCATATGGCAGAGACGGGAGGAACGGTGAGAACGTTCAGCAGTGGACCTTCTGGAATGACTCAGGTGATTCAGTCTACTGCCGGTAACTCTACCTACACTCGAATTGGGGTGTACGAGCAAGATCTTGCCTCTAGTGGAGCTACTGGTACAAAGACAGCAACACTATCTGGAGCACCTTCAGGATGGCTTGGTGTTGCTCTTCAGGTGAACGCAGCTTAAGGAGATAACTGAAATATGGCAATCACTGTTCCAGCAGACAATGCTCCCGCATACACTTACACTCAGCCTATTCGAGATTCTATTTCACGAGCCAATGAGCTGACTGACGATGCGGACACTGCAACGCCTAAGCGCATTCCAGTAGGAGTATTGGCTACTGGTACTCCAACAGGAACTAAGTATCTTCGGGATGACAGGACGTGGGCTGACCCCGGTACTGGTGGAGGATCACCAACATCGGTTACTCATAATTTCCAGACGGGAACGAGTTACACCGCTGTACTGTCCGATGCAGGGAAGTTGGTTGAGCAATCCAATGCGGCAGCCAATACGCACACTGTTCCTCCGAACTCTTCGGTAGCGTTCCCAGTAGGCACCTTCTACCACATTCGTCAGGGTGGAGCAGGACAAACCACTATTACTGCTGGAGCAGGGGTGACATTCAGATCTCGATTGGGAACTGGACTCACCTCAATCAAGCTAGGCGGTCAGTGGGCTGAGGCTACAGTCACACAACGCACAGCGAATGAGTGGGTTGTCTCAGGAGAGATCACACTATGAGCAGACGTCGTCTTGTGGGTAGGCGTCCCAAGCCTATGGTCGGAATGTATAAGGGCTATGACGGTGGCTCTGCTATCACTACATGGGAAACTACGAATGCCATTGGCGTTCCGCTAGGACACGAGTTCGGTGATCAGACTCAGTTCTCATTCTTTAACACCGGCACGAACTTTACGAACTGGAATACATGGGTTGGCGCCAAGGCAGGACGACGGTTCTCCTACTCTGCTCCTTTGCTCACCGTCAATGATGACTCTGGACTAACTATTGCTCAGAAATATGCCAAACTGGCAGCATCATCGTCTAACTACGATTCTAACTTCACCAGTTTGGGAAACGCATTTCAGGCGAAGGCCAATCTACAGAATTCAATAGTGAGGTTGGGTTGGGAGTTCAATGGCAACTCTCGCGCGTGGGCTGTCCCTCCTAGTGACGCAACTACTCTGGCGAACTACAAGACTGGTTTCAATCGTGCGGCGGCTGCTCTGAAAGCTGCCTGCCCCACCCTGCTCATTGAGTGGTGCCCGAACTGTCAGCTCGATTACACCAACCAATCCTTCGACAATATGTATCCCGGTGACACATATATCGACATTGTAGGTATTGGACTGTACGACTACTACTGGCCTGGTGGATCACCATCGCATACTACTGTGTGGACATGGCTGCGTGATGGTGAGACCGGAGTCAATGGTCTAAAGCATCAGGTTCAGCTTGCCCGTTCGCACAATAAGCTCCTCGGTCATACCGAGTGGGGCCTCTGGGCAGTGGTCACAGGGGGTGGAACTACTGGAGAGGGTGACTCTCCTTCGTTCATCAATGACCTCTATGATTGGTACGAAACTCATGGGTATCTCTATAACGTCTACAACAATGACTTTGGGGTAGTAGACCACCAATTGGACTCTTATCCAAATGCTAAGGCTCGTTACATTCAAAAGTTTAAGGTCACTTAATTATGTCCATCACTTTGCCACCAGATAACGCAGCTCCCTACACGTGGACGCAGCCTATTCGAGATGGTCTTGCACGGGTCAATGATATTGGTGACGTTGTTGGTTCTGTCATTCCCATCTCTCGATTGGCAACGGGGACACCCACAGGTACTAAGTTTATTCGAGATGATGGAACTCTGGCTGTTCCCCCGGGAGGGGGAAGTTCTACAGAGAACACTCACGCAATCACGGCGTCTGGAGCTACCACTCTAGATCCTGCCGTAACGGGAACTTACAAGATTGTTACTATGACTGCGAACTCTACCTTTACTTTCGGTTCTGGAGTTGCTGGTCAGGTAGTGCGTATGGACGTGCACATCATTGAGAACGCTACTGGCGGGTGGACGATCACCTGGCCGACAATCAAATGGCAAGCAGGCGTTGTTCCCACCCATGTGACGAACGCCAACTCCATTAGTCTTTACACCTTCTGGAACCCCAACAATCTAGGTTGGTATGGAGCGGTAGGCGGACAGGGGTTTGCGTAATGTCTAGAGGCGCGGTGCTTGCAGCGGCAGGAAGGAACGCTCGCCCTTTCTTTCCAGACGCAGACTGGCTATGGAATCCTATTCCGGCAAGTCCAGTTCTTGACTCAAACTCTGCAACATGGGCTGGGTATTTTTCGGCTGCTGCTCAGCAACATGTATGTGACATCATTGAATACGGTGTTGCTATGCGAGGGCCAGGCGGGTCTGCTGGAGCAGCAGTGACAGCATCGACACCTAAGTATGACGTGACGTTTAGCAATGTTCCAGCATGGGGACCTGACCCTCATTCAATACCAATGGCTATTCCGTCTGACGTCATTGTACCAGGTGTTGCTATTGGTGCGAACTACGACGGACATGTCACGACAGCCGATCCTACTCGCGGCGTCGTCCACTCTCTTTGGCGTGCTGTAAATGGTGGTTCTTCGTGGACTGCTCAATGGGGCCGTCAGAATCCACTTAATGGAGATGGTAGAGAGGCTGGAGCTGCATCAACTGGTAGCTCAACTGGCGCCCGTCTGTCACGTTACGGCTCTGTCGTTCGATCCTCAGAGATGACTGTTGCTGCTGCGGCTGGTTATGCGTCTCTTAACCATGCTCTGTTCTTCTCTACAAACATAGCCTCATCAGCTGTACGCTATCCCGCATCTGTGGGTGACGGAGCTAATGGAGCTGGAGTAGCCACTCCTATACCTGAGGGTGCACGGGTACAGATCGATCCATCGATCAACATGGATACCGTTACTGGAATCACCACTTGGGAACGAATCATAGGCAAGACTCTTCAGAAATACGGTGCGTACGTTGGTGACAATGGCGGCGCTCGAATGGCGTTCCTGTTTGAATACCTTGGAGAGGGAGCAACACCTAACCAACCCTATGTCAATGTGTATTCAGGAATCTTCGACTACTACGACATGACCCACATTCCTTGGTCATCTCTGCGTGTACTACGACAGTGGGACGGGCGCTAATGCCTATCATTGCACCTCCGAACCCGGAGACTAGGAAGATTGTCTCTCTGGTTACTGACCTAGAACAGAGAATGCGGAGAGCGGAAGCTGGTCTTCGTGCTGCTCAACTGAAGAATGCCTCCATTACAGATGGTGGACTCAACATTTACGATGACAATGGTGTCATTCGTACAGTCCTAGGAAAGCAGACTGATGGGTCGTTCACCGCTGCGTCCGTCAACAACCCTAATCCTCCTCCTGTTCCTGCTGCTCCTATCGTTATTCCTAATCTCGCTTCTCTCATAGTCCGTCATACAGGAGAAACACAGAGCGGTGTAGGTTGGCCTTCAGATCTCGACCACCTGAACATCTACTACGCTCCTACACAAAACCCTGATGACATCAAGGCCGGAGGATCTCTAGGTACTGGGTGGCCAGAGGAGTTCCCCATTGCTCCTCTGGAATACACCAACTATCTGGTGTGGGTGACCGCTGTCAATCACTCCGGCAAAGAGAGTGAGAAGAGTGAGCCTGCCTCTGGAGACCCCAGACAGGTTGTCTCCAATGACTTGATTGCAGACATCACTAGCAACCTAGAACTGTCCGCCAACTCTGTCACTGAGGCAGCATTACAAGCGGGAGCAGTTACCGAAACCAAGATTGCTCCAGACTCTATTTCCTCGCCTAAGATCATGGCGGGGGCTATTCTTGGTGTGCATATTCTGGCCGATCAGATTGACGGCGGGAAGCTCATTGCTCAGGCCATTACAGCGAGGGAGATTGCTGCTCTCGCTGTCATAGCTGGTAAGATCGATGTCAACGCAGTGACGGCGGGAACTATTGCCGCCGGTGCCGTTACTGCGGTAAAACTAGAAACCAACCTCGTCATCACTAACCGCTTCATTGCTGGCTCTCCTACAGGCAACCGAGTGGAGATCCATCCACTACTCGGTCTTCAGGCATTCATCAACAATGGGACAACCCGTTCCTTCTGGATTGACGCTGCTACTGGCTCTGCATTCCTCATGGGCCAGATTGCCACTGCCGGAGTAGGCGAGCGCATCATTATGAATCCCGGTGGGAACAATCCCAATAGGATGCAGTTCTGGGCGTCCAACAGTTCCTTTGCTTATATCGATGTCTTCACTGAGGGGACGTCTGCTGCCGGTATTACCATGCAGGCCAGTGGCGGAGATACTCGCAGGGTCGGAACGGTCTGGCTACGTCAGCAGTTCGCTCAGCTCGGCATTGCCGATGAGGGACTGGTAGCTGGTTCCCAGTTCTATGCGGAGCCCAACTTCGTAAGGTGCCGGTCGGCCACGGTTGACCTCATTATTGACCAGGCATTGATTCCTGTTCAGGGTGACCGACGAGTTGCCTTTATTAACTACGATACCAATGGCGCACCAATGGCGTCTGGCCACATCAACTACCAGCACGGTAGAGACGGTAAGGGTTGGTTCTGGGGAGTCAATCAGAATTCGGGTCTGAAATTCGACACCGATGGTCTAGCGGTGACCAATGGTGACTCCATGACGTTTGGCCCCATTAGTGCATCTGGATTCCTTACGGCCTCTTCAGAGCAGAAAAAGGAGGCAGTAGGCGCTCCCCGATTCGCGGGAGGGAAGACCTCTTGGGATGTCATTCATGGAGCGAAGGCCAAGGAATGGCGATATAGAGAGGGGGCACAGCACAAACACCGCTTTCCTGTCGCTGAAGACCTGGCTGCTATTGACCCATCTCTCGTTGTACGTCGAGGCGATAACGATGAGGATACTCAGGTGGATCTTCGTGACATGATTGGTATTCTATGGGATGCCGTAGGAAAACTGATCCAAGCGCAAAGAGAGAACAATGAGTGATCAGGAAAAGAATTTCGATGTCCGAGTCACCATTAGCTCTCTGGCCAACGAACGGCGAACCATTATCTTCAGAGATCAAACCAAAGAAGAAGCCCAGGGAATTGTTCAAACCTGTAGCAATGCCTACAATATTATCCGATCGAACTCTTCTCTTCTGTTGACAGGATCAGACGGAGTAATCGTTATCGCTAACCTCGACAACACAGCCTTTGTTGAGGTGCAAATTGCAGAATCCTAATGCATACGATAGAACAGAGAAGTTCTTTATCCAACTTGTCGGTACCCGAGGAGTTGTTCTTCTCCTTATAGGTACCATTTGGCTTTTCCTTGGAACCGGACTTCTAGTAAAACCTATGGAGCGGTTCTCCAGACCAGGGTCAGGAGGAGTTCTCGACTTCTTGGACAAAGGTCCAGGAATTTATATCTTCTCTTCCATGTGGATTGTTGGGGGAGTACTGGCTCTTGTGGCAGCGATTCAACGACCTAAGACCTGTGAAGATGGTTGGGGTTTCATTGGCTTGATGCTTCCTCCATTTCTCTGGGGAGCTGGATATTGGTGGTCGTGGTTTATTAATGTTTTTTCTGGCGGAGAATATGGTAGAGAAAATACCTATATAGCAGGGTTGGTTTATGGAACTCTTACTGTCCTGCTTATGTTCCTATCAAAGCACCTTCCTGATCATCCAGAAGGTCCCTGCGCCCGGAGACGCAGTGGGCCTACTGAATAGTGGTCTCTTTCAAGTGATCGGTATAGTACTTACCTTTCTAGGAGCATTCGTAGCAGCTAAGTTCACTAGAAGTAGTTCTAGAGAGGCTAATCAAACTACAGGCTGGACCAATCTAGTAGCTGCACTACAGAAAGAAGTAGCAGAACTTAACTCCAGAGAAGACAAGAACGATGAAAGAGTTAAAGAGCTGGATCGGGGTAACAAAGATCTAGCACGACGAGTCTACGTTCTAGAAAGAAGTCGCCACCGGTGGAAAGGTTGGGGACAAAGAGTAGTAGAAATTATGGAGGGTACTGGAATCAAGTTCCCTGATCCTCCAGAACCACTAGCAGATACAGATCCTAACTTGGAGAAACAGTAATGACTATCGCAAAGGCAGTAGCTCAGGCACTCGGTGCCGTACTCGTGGCCATCGTCCCGCTTCTCGTAGCCGGACCTCTTGGCTTCTCAGAAATCGTGAACATCATCGTTGTCGCGATCGGCGCGTTTGTGGTGTGGAACACAAAGAACTACCCTAACTGGAGATACGGGAAGGCTCTCGCAAGTGGAGCTGCGGCTCTTACTACTGCCCTTGTCGCTATCGGTTCTAACTATGCATTTGGTGATGTCTCAGCACAGCAGTGGTGGCAGATTGTAATCTCCATCCTTACCGCCGTTGCCGTTGCAGCGGTGCCAAACACAGGTTACGTATACAGGGATGCTTCTGCACGTGATGGAGGCCCCCGTCCCGTGTAGACCCTCATGCCCAGTGTGCTACACTGTACGTCTGCGACGGGGGTCTGGTGATCCCGCGACCTGGACCTCCGTTGCATTCCATTTCTCCATTCAGTTGTTGAGAAGGGAACTTGCCTACAGTGGCACAAACACCGAAGAAACCAGAACAGAAAAAGCCTCAACCTCAGCCTCAGCCAACGTGTGGACTCATTGTCTACTACAGTGGCAATCCACCTAAGCGAGAGCGTTGCTGGAAGCCATACGGGCACAAGGGTGAGTGCGGATGAACGAGACCCGCACTCACGAGATCCATACTTCTGAAATCCGCAGTTTCCTAGGTTGCAGGCGTAGATGGGACTGGGCATACCGAGATGGTATTCTCCCAGAGATATCCGCCAAACCTCTTCAGTTCGGGATTGCCTTCCACATTGCGATGGAGAAGTTCTATGATCCGGAGACATGGGACCAGACTTCTCCTGAAGAGAAGACACGCATCGCTATAGATGCATTCATTAACTCTTGTGAAGAGCAGCGCGCAAACTACCTCAAGCAAACCGGACAGACCAAGCTCCTAGAGGCTGATGGAGACGATTACACAGAGCGTATCGACCTCGGCATTGGTATGCTTGAGTGGTACGGCCTCAACGTCCATCCCAAAGAAGACCACTGGTTCCGTCCGGTAATGGTAGAAGTTCCGTTCCAAGTTCCCATTGTTGACCCTTCTACCGGTCAACCTCTACGTTGTATGGCTCCACCCATTCAATATGCTGGTGAAGGTATTAATGTTACTGAGGATGAGTGTCTACGCACCTGTGGACAGGTCCACCCGTACGGCGCCGTAGTCACTTTTGATGGTCGGATCGACGCCATCATGCAAGACCTTTACAATGGCGGCTATTTCATTTGGGATCACAAATCTGCCAGTCAGATCAGAAAAGACGATAGGCTCCTACTACTCGACCCTCAGGTGAACGGCTACACCTGGGCTGCATCATCAATTTTAGGTATTGACATTCGAGGGTTCTTGTACGTTGAGTACCGCAAGGATTACCCTCGTACGCCCAAGATGTTGAGCCGCAGCTATAAAGGTAAGCATTTCAGTACGGACAAGGCAGCGGCGACGGACCTCCAAACTTTCACCCAAACGGTGCAGCGGTTTGACCGTGCAGCCTACGATTCAGGTGCGTACGATGAGTACATCGCTTTCCTGAAGAGCAATGACGCACCAGTATTTCATCGTAGATTCACAATTATCAAGACTAAAGAAAACTTAAAGTCTGCTGGCACTACGATCTATCAGATCGCACGAGACATGATCTCTCAAGATCTGACGATCTACCCGAACGCAGGACACTTCTCCTGCTCTGGATGTGCCTACTACACTCCTTGTCTCGCCAAAACAAATGGTGAAGACTTTGAGCATTCTCTTCGTAGCGATCCATTTGTAAAGGTGAAGTAGATGTGGCGTAAGAGTTCTCTCTGCAAGACAGATAGCCCGATATGTGTAGAAGTTCAGATGGTGACCAGTCATGTTGATGGTCCCATTGTTGCCATTGACGTTCGTGACTCGAAGGAGAATAATGGTCCTGTTCTCTCCTTCCTTCCTGAAGAGTGGCAGTCGTTCATTGACGGAGTAAAGGCAGGAGACTTCGATATCACATGACAATGACTCTGACTCCAGGGAAACTCGGTGGACTAAAGGTACGTCGTGCGAGTGACGATCGATCTCTTCCTAGCGTTTGTATTTACGGAGGGTCTGGAGTTGGGAAGACTACTCTTGCTGCTTCTAGCGTAGAAGTACCTGAGATGAACCCTGTCCTCCATCTCAACATTGAGAACGGTACTCAGAGCATCACTGACATCTATCCTGACCTTGAGATCATTGACATCTCTCGATTCAAGCAGCTTCAGGAAGTCTACAACGAGCTGTATAGAGGGCAGGATTTCAATGCGCAGACTTGTGCAGGATACAAGACAATCATCCTCGACAATCTGACTGAGGGTCAGAAGAAGGGGATGGAGCACATCTTCCAGGCTGAAAAGCTGGCAGCTCAGGGTATCAACTTCACTGAGTTTGCTATGGCAACCTTTGCCAATGGAGGATGGAACCAGTCATCGGAACAGATGCGGAAGCTTATCCGCGCTTTCCGAGAGCTTCCCTGCTACGTTATCCTTGTAGCGTGGGAGCTAGATATTGACAAGTCGGAGTCGCGCCACAAGTGGACTCCTGCTTTCACGAACAAGCTTGCCGGTGAAATGCCAGGCATGGTCAATGATGTCTACCGACTCTCTGTTGACCGATCTGGTGTTCGCTCTTTGCAGACGGGACTGAGCGGCGATGTTGTCGCTAAGGATCGCACCCGAAAGCTACCGTTCAAGCTTGACAATCCGACTATGCCTCTGATCCACCAGTACTGGTCAGGTGCGCTGGTCAAGTCCGCTGAGGACACAAACAAGCCAACTGGGAACCTCAAAATCGGAAAGAAGATCTGATCTAAATGCCTAGTGTTGACTTCACTGACGTTGGTGAGCCTGAAGAGTGGACTCCTGCTCCTGCGGGTGACTACATCCTCCAGCTTATTGAGGCTGAGGACACTGTCACCAAGGGTGGCAAGAATCCTGGTTCTGACATGTCCAAGCTGAAGTTCGAGATCACTGACTGTGACGGTGATCTGGAGAAGTACAACGGTCGTACAATCTACTTCAATGCTCTGTACGATGAGAAGTCTCTTCCGGTCACTAAGAAGATGCTTCAGGCATTCGGCGTGGAGATGGAAGAGGGCAAGCCACTTGACTGGGAGTGGGACGAGCTGATCGGTCTCAAGCTCAAGGCCAAGCTCCGCTCTGTCGGCGCTCGCAAGGACAAGAACGACCCGACCAAGGAATACGGGCCGAAGAACGAGATCTCCCGCTTCCTTGTCGACAATGAGGAGTAATTTTTTATGAGTAGGGCTACTGGCTCCCATCCTGTTGGGTGGGGGCCAGTGGTCTTAATGAGGACTGAGGTTCATGAGTCGCATAACTTTCAAGAGAGCAGGAGACAGTGAACCTGAGGAAACCTTCATCGATCGATATGTAGAGTACGGTTGGTCTCGGACAGATGCACCCCGACAGTATCACATAGCTGGTGGAGCTGTCATTCTGTCTGCCATTATGTGCCCCTTCGTTACCCTACCAGCACAACACACCAAGATCCGTCCTAATATCTGGGCGATGATACTCGCTGGAACTACTGTTACTCGCAAGTCCACATCTATGGACCTTGCTATGTCCACATTGGGCGAAGTACTATCTTCTGATGATTTCCTCATGGGCACTGATGGATCTCAAGAGGGCATTCTTACCGAGCTACAGCAACGAGACGGGAAGACCTCAATCTTCCACCGTGATGAGATCACTGGATTCATTGAGGCCACAGTCAAAAAAGACTACATGGCTGGTCTTCTCCAGTCTCTGACCTCTCTTTATGACTGTCGACAGGAGAAGAGAACACTCCGCACCGGTACCATTGATGTAAAGAAACCACGCCTGATCATCTGGTGTGGTGGAATCAAGACGCAAATGCAAGAGGTAGTCACTATCGAGCACATTCGTAGTGGCTTCCTTCCACGGTTCATTATCGTGTCGGGCACCACGAGTAGTGAACAACTGAGACCGATTGGACCTCCGCCCGAAGTGGACCCTACGGAAGACGTCAAGGCTCAGATCCTCGAAGAGTTGTACGGGATCGTGAACTTCTGGCAGCCCCGGCCAACAGTCAAGACTATCACTCTGGGAGGCACGACCACTCAGCGGACTGTGAAACAGACTGAACGGGAAATGCACGCTACTCCTGAAGCGTGGGATCGTATCAGAGACCTTAGTTATGACGCTTTCAAGCTAGGCGAAAACTCCACTGATCCCAACATCTATACCCCGATGTATATCCGTCTTTCCGACTCGATCATTAAGATCGCTATGCTACTGGCAGGAGCACGGAATTCTCTCACCATAGAACGTGATGATGTCTGTCAGGCCATTCGCTTGGGAGATATCTTCCTCGAATCTGCTACCGATTTCGCGCATGGTGTAGAACAAGCTCCAGACATTAACCCTTGGGAGAAGAAAGCGGACAAAATTCTAGCTTATATCAAAGCACAGCACAACAAGAACAAGACCGTCACCCGAACCGAAATGATGAGAATGTTCCATGTCAGATCTAGAGATTTAGCAGACGTGGAAACAACTATGGTCCAACGCGGCCAAATCAAAATTAGTGTTCGTAAGGGGATAATGCCCAATGGCAATAAGTCTTCGAGAGAACGGGTTGAATACTGGATCGTCGAGAATGAACCTCGGCCGATCGACGACACTCTATCCGTCCCCATCGGGCGCTTTAGAAAGGAAACACCCTACAGCTAAATGTGAGGAGTGTCCTCTCCGTGTTCATGGACGTATGGTCCCGAGTAGTTTTCCTACTATCCGCAGTGACAGCAGCAGTAAGTCTAACGTACTTGCTTTCATTGGTGAAGCTCCGGGACGTTATGAAATTGCTAAGCAAGAAGTCTTCATCGGCCCATCGGGCAAGCTCCTCAACGCAGTTCTCAACTCATATGGCGTCGATCGAGAAGAGGTCTTCCTCGGAAACGCAACCCTCTGTCACTACCCAGACTCAATGAAGAAACTGCCTGATGAGGCGATCGAATGCTGCAAGCCAAGACTACACGAGGAACTACAGCAAGCCGGTGTAACTACTGTCATTCCAATGGGGAACTCTGCCCTCAAAAGCGTTCACCCAGAAATGGCCAAGAAGCTTGGGATCACGAAGGCTCGGGTAGGCCGTCCCAAGCTCCTGAATCAATTCTCCGTGGTGCCGACGTTCCACCCAGCCGCGTGTCTGCGCAGCCAGGAGAAGTTCCCTCACATGCTTAGCGATATAGGTAAGGCTGTGTCCCGGGACAACCTTCCTGACAAGTGGTACGAGCCTCGCATTCACGTCATCACCAAGAACGACATGCCTTCCACCACTATCCGTTCTTTGACTGGTAGTGATCTGCTTGCATTCCTGGACATCGAGACGTCCCGAGAGAAGGACACTTCTTACGGCAATGTCCACATGGAGAAGCTTCTCTGTGTCGGCATTGGTCTAGAAGGAGAAGATGATGTCTTTGTCTTCGCCCAGGACTGTTTTGAGGATGAAATCTTCCGTGAGTACTTCAGGGAGTTCCTCGCCACTAATCCACTAGGGGCGCAGAACGGAAAGTTTGACCTCGGATCTCTGCGAGCTTATCTGGGGTATCCGGACTTCGAAGGTCCCACTCTAACCGAAGATACCATGCTTCAGTCCTATGCTCTACATGAATACCAAGGAGTACACGGCCTTGAATATATGGGGATGGAGTTGCTGGGTACCCCTGACTGGAAACATGACATTGCTCCTTATCTTAAAGGTCCAGACGGAAAACAACCAACGGACTATGGAAATATCCCTCCTGACATTCTTCACAAATATAACGCATTCGATGTTCACGCAACCAGGCTACTGCACAGTTACTTCAACAAGGAACTTAATGTACGAGGACTTGTAGATGCCTACAGATTCATGCTCCGAGTATCCAATACGCTTCAGCTCATCGAACCGCGCGGTTTCGGATTTGATATCGAGTATTCAAAAGAACTCGCTCAAAAATACGCTAAGGAACGTGAGGACCTATCAAGAGGCCTTCCAATCGTATGTGATCCTGAGGCTAAGGGAAAACATCTTAGAGTCCCACACACGCTCAACATCGACTCACCCCGTCAGGTAACCAAGTACTTTAAAGACAACGGCATAGACGTTGAGACTACTGAAGCTGACTTCCTAAAGACCCTACTCGATGACCCGAGGATTCCCGACAATGTCAAGGCAACCACTCAGCTCGTACTTGAAATCCGTGGCATCTCCAAGATGGACGGCACGTTTGTCACGGGCCTTCAGAAACGCACTACTCCCGAAGGTACGGTACACCCGTCATTCCTTATCCACGGCACAACTAGCGGTCGCCTATCCGCGCGCAATCCTAATTCTCAAAACATACCGCGGGCCAAGCAGATCAAACGACAGTTTATTGCAAGAGCTGACGATCGTATTCTCGTCGGTGTTGACATGTCGCAAGCAGAACTACGAGTTCTTACTTGGTTGGCAAAGGAAGAGCTGACCCGTGACATCTTCAACGATCCTTCAAGAGACCTTTTTGTCGAGCTTTGCCGCTCTATGTTTCCTGACCGGTATCCTTCGAGTATGTCAGACAAGACTGTTAAGGAACTCTCTTCAGCAGAGAAACCTGGCGAACCAAGTATCCGAACTCTTGTCAAGACGTTTGCCTATGGTATCGCGTACGGCCGCACCGCTGCTGGTATTGCTGGCGATCCTCAATTTAATATGGATGTTCGTGTCGCTCAGCGTCATATGAACGTCTTTGAGAAGACAATTCCCTCAATCATCTCCTTCCTAGAAGGAGCAGCAGACAAGGCATGTCGGGGAGAGGCACTCATTACCCCGTTTGGTCGTCACCGTAGGTTTCACCTGGTGACTCCACAGAACAAACATGCAGTTCGGAACGAAGCTAAATCGTTTTATGCCCAGAGTATCGCATCAGACATTGTTCTTGAAGCTGCTTGCCGATTGACGTACGATCACAAGGTCTTCATCGTGAATCTTGTGCACGATGCCATCTATGCGGACGTTCCCAAAGATGAAGCCGAAGAGGTCCGCGATCTCATTGCAAGGGTGATGGTGGAAGTTGGAGAGGAAGTCACCGAAGGCTATGTTCGATTCGCTGCCGAAGGTAAAATCGGTAGAAGTTGGGCGGATGTCTAGCCCTAGAGTGTGCAATAGTTGTTTCTTTGGAGAGTGTGGAGAGTGCATCGGAAACGGCTGCCTCTGCAACCATGGAGTAGAAGATGCCACTAAACCTCAGGACTGAACCACTCAGACCCTTTAACGTTCTAGCCTTTGACCCAGGCGGTACTACCGGTTGGGCTCAGGCTGTGCTCATTAGAACCGATAATGTGGAACTAGAAGATATCCATCTTTGGACAGGAGAATTTGGTCCGGAGCCTCATCACCGCGAGCTTTATGACTTCTTAAATAAGGAAAGAAGACACGCAGATCTAGAGATTGTCTACGAGCCATTCACATACCGACAGCACATCGAAGAGGACGCAGAGGGGCGCGTCCGAGCCTCACGACACAAGGTGGAGTTGATCTCTGCGGAGTACATCGGAGTTATTAAATTAGCTTGCTCGGAGCTTGGCCTCACCTACTATGATCGTTTCACACCGGGAGAGGCAAAGCGCTACGTCACGAACGAAAAGCTATCCCTACTGGGATGGTTGCAAACCCCACCACACCCTATGCGTCACCGGAATGACGCATTGCGACAGCTCGTCAAGTACCTTATAGTCAGAAAAGGTGTACGGCACCCCCTCACGACGACATGGAAAGAGAGATAGTTGATGCGACAGGTTGTAACGGAACTGGACTCTATGGCAGCAGTCTATGACTACCTTGCTTGGCAGTTGGATGACCGACTGAGGTATGAGTACACAGAAGAGATGGAGACTATTGACGCCCTAGTCCAAAGTCTCCGTGACCCTCTTATGCGTATTGATGCTTCTGAAATGAAGCGTCGGTTGATGGAGTACGTCACTGAAGTTGTTGATGTGGTTGTGAACCACGAGATCATGGCATGTCCGTGTGGTGCTGACACAAGTTTCTACAAGGCATTCGTCAACCTGATCTGGAATGCACATGAGAACACGGCAGAATGGCTTAGGGAGCAGGGAGTTGTCGTCGGACAATCCACCAACTGAGATTGGTAAATACTTTGAACGAGAATGGGTAACCGAGATCTACTACGGTGGCGAGTGGTACCAAGTAAAGCCTGGAACCTATCAGTCATTCAGTACACAGGATGGCTTGGTCTACTCTTACGAGGATCCTGTTGATGCTGAATCAGTTGTAGTTTCAGAAGAAGTCAAAGGCTACAAGTTCAGAAAGCCTGAATCTCCAGGTACCGTTACACAACTTCATAAAAGGTAGTAGACTGGGGCCGAAAGGCCCCTTTCTATTTCAAGACAAGGAAAACTCAATATGGCAATCAGTCAGAACGGTTGGACAGCTAACGATGCGACCCTAGTATCTCGACGTCAGGTTCCTGGTACCAATATTTGGCTTTCGGTTCGCAAAGGCGCGCCGGGAGATCTCCTACTCGAAGTTGCAGCTCAGTTCGACCGTTATGTGCAGGACATTGACTACCCGCCAGGAGATGACTGGGGATATGCAGAGCGCCCCATTCGAGGTGGTATCGCTCTCTCCAACCACGCATCGGGTACCGCTATCGATTTGAACGCGACACGGTGGCCTCTAGGATCTAACCCTCTAGTTAATCTCTCATCCGCACAGATCCAGAGACTCCGTCAAATCTTGAGCTCTACTGGTGGAGTGGTGAGATGGGGAGGCGACTATGATGGCCGCAAAGACCCCATGCATTTTGAGATCAATAACGGACGAACATATGCGGACTGTGTCAATGCTCTAGCAGCGCTCCAGCGTAGCACCGAGGAGAATACAAACACTTGGTCTAGTGGTACGTACTGCCAGAAAGGTGATCGAGGGGACCGAGTCTGGAACCTTCAGAAGTTTCTCACTAGAGTCTACCCACGCTATAACCCCTATGTTCCTAACGGCTACTACGGAGACGGTACTACTCTGGGAGTCAAAGCATTCCAGAGCAATGTGGGAATTACCGGTCCAGATGCCAATGGGACTATTGTTGGACCTGCTACTATGCGCGCGTTGATCCAGAATGGATTCCGGCCGTAGTCCATTCTCGATCAATAGGACGTCGAGGTACACCAGTCCTAGTATCCTTATGGATACCGCTCTCTGACCAGTCAGTTCTAGTGAAACGAACCTTACGGACGACATCAGGATGAATACCGGAGAAGTCCCACTCTCCACCCGCTCCCAAGTGTATCTGTGGGAAGAGATCAATGAATCCTAGGACGCCAGAGACCAAAAGAGCGACGGAAGCTGCTGCTCCTCCAACAATAGAGACATTGAATCCCACACTAGCCAGTAGGGCAATAGTGCCAAGCTTGGAGATGACGCTAGGACCAACAGTAAGTTGTCCCGCAGAGTCAAGTCCCACACTGGCAAATACACCAACACGACCAGCCAAATTCAGGGAAGGAAGGACAGTAAGTTGAGTAGCACTGAACCCACCAAGGAACCCACCAACCGACAGGCTGTAAGTGGTAGCCAGATTCAGAGCATCTATCTTGACCCGAACGCCGTCAACTACCAGCCCATAACTGACGTTCAGTACACAAGCGCCGGGAACTCCTCCAGCAATAACAGTAAGGTTGCTGAGTACGGAGAGGTTAACTACTCCACGAGCACTCAGAATGCCAGAGATTGTCAGAACCCCGACGGCACTCGCCGACACTGATCCCACCATTATTAACGTGGGATTAACGCTGAGTGTAGCGCTAGCTGTCAGACTGGTAACACCAAAGGTAGTACGAACGGCAGACACCGATAGTGTCGCAACATTGGAAAGACTGATTGCGGCAGAGAATGTCTGTGTCGCAGTGACGGACAAAGACCCTACAGCTACCAGAGATACGTTCCCAGTAATACCGCCCGGAGCAGCAAAAAGGGCTTGACTAGTTGTCAGAGAGACAACGCCGAACGTAGTTCGAATGCCGTTAGCACTGAGTGTGCTGGCGGCATTCAACGTTACTGTACTAAAGTTAACTACAAAAGCTGCGGATGCAAGGTTAGCCGCAGCCGACAGACTGACCGCGCCTGTAGTTGTACGGATACCATTTACAGCCAACACACCGATTGCGGTAAGGGTGATCCCTGCACCCGGAGCAACTAGAGTCACAGAGAGCGTTACAGCGCTTGCCAGATTGGCCGCTGCGCCCATAACCACAAAGGGCTGGACGGAGAGTGACCCAGCCGCAGAGAGGGTCACCAGACCGCTGGTTATACGAACACCATCTACAGACAGCAGACCGGAAGCGGGTAGGGAGACACCGGCAAAGGCCTCCAGCCTGGCAGCGGTCGACAGGGAGCCAGCAGCAGCCAGGGCCACTGACCCTGAGGTCGTTCGGAGGCCAGCAACCGACAGCGTGGCAGTAGTACTAAGGCTGGTAGTAGCTACAGCAGTAAGCTGAGCGCCCGCAGACAGTGTAGCTGTAGCAGTAAGTGTGGTCTGAGCGGGAGTAGAAGTGACACCAGCGGAAGTCAGCAACCCAGTAGCAGTAAGAGATACACTACTGAAGAGTACTGCAATGCCATTAACGCTCAGAGTAGGAGACGCAACCATTGTGGTTGCTGCGGCAGTCTGCCGAATTCCGTTAGCAGAAAGAGATGACGTACTGGTCAGGCTTACCGCACCGACCATATTGGCAGTTGGAGCAGAAGTCAGAGTAGAGGTGGCGGCAAGACTGACTGCTCCCGACTGAATACGTATACCGTCAGCAGTCAGAGTGGCAGTAGCACTAAGACTGGTAGCTCCTTGATAGGTAGTACCAGTCTGGAAAGCAATATTTTGTGACAGCTCGAACCATGCAGCAGGAGCAAGGCTTGTCAGGCCAGAGGTAAGAGCGTAATCAGAGGCACTAGTGGGATCACCCCACTGGAACACCATGTTCTGTGAGGTGGAGGTGGTGTTTGCAAATCTACCACCAACCTCTAGAACAATCCGATCTCCAGCCTGAGCAACTACTGGAGTGAGAGCAACTCCAGACATGATTCTTGTAGCGCCACTGGTGGACATTTCCTCACCGAGAGCACCGACTGTCGCATTGTTAGCTGCTGAATGGCCTCCGTATAGCGTTCCTCGAACCGTAGAGCCGTCGCTAGAGACCACTCGAATGATGGCTTGCAGACTCGCGTCAGCAGTAGTCGCATTCTCCAAACAGGCAACTACGAGAGAGAAAGTTCCTGAGATCGTCTGCGCATCAATAGGGTCAGAGACAAACTGTCGACCGAGTACGTTGAGCGCAGTAGCACTGGTCTCTGAATAGACACCAGAAGAGTCAAACGGTGTGTTGGTTTTCGTCGTCGGCAATCGCATCCGAGACGTACCAGCAATACTACCCCATGAGGCTGACGGTGCCGGTGTAGCTCCAGCAGTACCACTAGCCGGAAGATAGAATCTAGTAGCTAGAGTGACTCCATCAGCAGTAAGTGTAGGAGTAGCTGTCAGAGAGACAGAACCTGTAGCAGCTACCGGAACGCCTTTAATTTCAATCGCAACTATCGTCGCCTTCTGTGTAGGCGATGTCATACCGACAGTTTGCGACCCTGCTGTGTCTGCTGCCTGATATGCGTAGTAGGCTACATAGTTGTTCGGAGAGCCATCATGAAATCCCTCCTCAACAGCACCAGAACGGTAAGCGCGAGTAGTAGGAGAGGAAGCTGACCAGTCACCAGACAACCACGAAACAACTGAGTTGTTACCAACAGTGGTTATCGTCGTTGATGGAGCTGTACCGGTAGCAAGGTTGACTGCTGTCGTCGCTGGAGTAGCTGCGAGAGCAGCATTAGACCAACGCTCTACTGTAGCAGAGTGGAATCCAGTAGATCCGGTAAATGGAACTGTGACCGTCATAGAGCCGGGCGAAGTTCCCACTACAGCAGTGTAAATTGCTCCAGCACAGCTGCTTGCGTTATTTGTCAGTGCGCGCTGAGTATAAGTGAGACTTCCGCCTGTCGGGGTCCCAATTGTGGGCTGTCCCTGATTCTCAGTGGATATCTTGACAACAATAACTTCGTTATCGAATGGAGTAAAAGAAGGAGTAACTAGGGAGTTGAGATTAGTAGCTGCGGTAAGAGTGTAGGAAGCAGTAAGTACAGGTTTAGGGTTTGGACTGCCGTCCATCCCCATAGCAGACCGGAAGGCAAGTAGCGTCACTGGTACCTACCTCCGACGCTCATATGAAATTGTATTACTGGTTAGTGCTTTTCAGTCTGAGAAGTGTTAGTCTTACGTCGAAGAAGTACTGAATAGCTGAGAGGGACCGTAGAGCCTGTAGAGAAGCCAATAACTTCCCAGTCTTTATCCAACTCGGCAAGCTGGACTGTAATCTCCTGGTCAGGACCGCCAACAACCTTGTACTCAGTCACTTAGACCCCCTGAGTAACGTAGTGAACAAGAACTAGGGTGTAAAGAGAATCGCCATTAGCATCGGTTCCAGTGTAGACCATACTTTGGAATCCACTACCGTCATTGTTATAGCGAGTAGTCAACTCTTGACCAATTTCAGTGGCTGTAAGACCTTCAAGTGTGTACCACTCATACATAAGTATTTTCCCTACGGAAGTGTGAATTCGTCCCAGTCGAACATACATGTCCAACGGTTCGTAGTTGGGTTACCAGCAGCAACCGATGCATCGAGAGTGACGGCAACACCTTCAGAAGCCCTAAGGGTAATGTCAGGCTCACCAACAAAGAATGGAACAGTGTCAACTGGTTCGTAAAGTGTGGTCGCCGGTGTAGTTCCTACGATAAGAACACGTGGAGAGTACACCTGATGCAGTGTGCCCACTGAGGTAGCTGCTAACTGAGTGGCAGCAACAGTACCGTCAGCAGTTGCATCACAGAGAGCCGTCACCGACGCATTGGAGGAACCCCCAGTATCACGGAGGCTCTTGGTGATAGAGCCACCGCCAGTAGGCGCGGCGCTAATTCTCTGCACACGTACCAAAGGTACGAAGACAGTAGGTGCAATACCAGCGGCAGCGGTAATCAGTACGTCAACAATGACTCGGTTAAGTCGAACCAGAACAGTCGAACCGGAAGCATTGAACAGTGTGGCAAGCTTCTGAGTAGTACCACCTCTACCAGGAACAATGAAAGAGCAAGCTCGTACCTGAGCAGAGACTACCTTCTCTTCCTGAATAATGACGTATTGTTCCTCGACCGCGTTAGCCCCAATAGTACGCGCCCGAGTTCGAATCTTTGCACCGGTACTATCGGGGGCTATCTGGACAAAGTCTTCTGCCATTAGCTGAAGCTAGCCACGACAGAGCCAGCGGCAAAGGAGAGAGTATCACCAGAAGCGGTAGTACGCGGAGTGGTAAGCGCTCCATATGCCTTACGCACAGTGCCGCCAGAGTTGTAAATCTCAACTCCGTTAACAGTAGTGGCAGGCATACCAGTGAAAGAAACTGTACCAGTATTCGAGCAAGACCGAGAAGCAGCAGCGGCCATTGCCATCGACTGGTGAGCATACGAACCACCAGTGACCAGAGTGCCAGCAGCAGCGTCAGTACCAGTGGCGGTAGCGAGTCGGAGCTGAGATCCGGTCGTGGCACCAACGTAATCAGCAGTCGAAAACGCAGCGTCTAGCAGCCTGTTAGCTTCAGCAGTATCGAAGACAGCCATTATTCATTCTTCCTTATGGAGTTGTACGTCTTAGTTGTTGGGGAGCTGCTGAGGAACGGCAGCTTCAGTAGTGAAAATCTCAGCACGCTCGCGTTCCGGCTTGTTCATCTCCCGGATCAGTACCTCGTGAAGCTGCTCATCCTTCAGACCGTCATTAGAGTGGTCAGTGTTCAGTGCCTCAAGAACCTTCTTGCAAACATCGCAATCAGCAATCAGAACATGGCAGTCCCAATGGTAGAAAGCCTGGTTGCCATCAGGAAGAGTGACGACATCCCGAGGAGCCTTGTCACGCTTTCCACATCCCATGCATGGACGCTCAGGACGAGAGTCGTAAGTCTCAGTAATCTCTGCCATTACCTATCCAATCTAAAGGGGCCGTGATCTACTCGTTCAGTCTTACTATTGACATTGGGACCAGTCACATAGAGTTCATAGTGGTACTTGTAGAAATCCCACTCACTAGTCACTGTCGGATCGGGAGTGATAATTACAGCGCTGTCGTTCAGCGAGAGCCACTGGAGAAGACCAGTGCCCTGCACTGTCGAGAGCTGAGCGAAGACCGGTGCATTCGGGTCAGGGTACTCTATAATGAACAGGTCAGCACGCCACGTTCCAGTAGCGAAGTCGACAGGTTGCCCATCCTTGTCCAATAACGAACGAGTCAACGGCTTACCTGAACCAGGTGCAAGGATTATCTCGGAACCACTCATAGGGAATCACCTCCCATCCACTCGTACCAGAGTATCACGCGGGAGAACTGCCCCGATTGGAATAACTTCATATGGGAAAACATCACCACCCACAGAGTCACCGCTTCTCTCATAGCGCTCTGCTCTCTTTGAGCATTCTGTCGGTGGGTTCTCCAGTAGGCCTTCTCATGGCTGTCGATGCCCCTCAGCCTATCCCCAAGCAAGCTGAGGCATCCGAAGATCCATCTATAGACTCTCTCGACGACTCATGGCTAGCTCTGCCCCAAGGAAAGCCCACTCTGAACAATGCAGTTCTGCCTCAGATTAAGGCGGTATCTACCAAAGCCAAGAAGAAATCCTCACCATCACCATCACCATCACCCTCTCCCTCTCCAACCTCTAAGCTAATCAAGACTCCAACATCTAAGCCAACTCCCACTGTTACCACAAAGACTACCCAACGTCCTACTGTTGTTCAGCGACAGATAGCCAAGACTACTACCAATCCAAGTATCACTAAAGACAGAGCTACACCAACCACTAAAACAACGAAGGCACCCACACCCACTCCAATACCTACCAAAGCTCTCAAGTCTACAACTACACAGACTACACAGACTACACAGACTACACAGACTACTACAACTAAGAGTATACCAACACCGAAACCTTCTTCTAGTGTTGGTGAGAGGATAGTTGCAGTAGCCAAAACATACGTTGGCAGGAACATGCCCTACAAGATGGGCGGGGATTCACCAACTACCGGCATTGACTGTTCACATTTCGTCTACAGAGTACTCACTGAGGCTGGACTCAACGTCCAATATAGGAGCAGTGACGCTCTTGCAGCATGGGCAGAGCGCACAACTGATCCTCAACCTGGAGATCTTGTCCTGTATAGAGGCCATGTTGGTATCTATGCAGGCAATGGAATGATGGTTCATCACGGAAAGCCGGGAGGGGCTTTCTTTGTTAAAATCTACACACAAAATTTCATAGGGTATGGAAGGGTGCCATTGTAATGGCAGGTAAGCATCGTGCACGAAGTCAATTCGTTCCGCGGATCATTAAGGTCGGGACCACGGGTCTGGTTGCTTCTAGTATTCCTCTCGTTAGTGTCGGGAGTGCTGAGGCTACTGAGTCTACTAGTCCAGTGCTGGAAATCATTGCGCACTGTGAGAGTGGCAACTCGAACGTCAACACCAGAGGTGGATCTACCGCAAGTGGATTCCTCCAGATCCTCGACTCAACCTGGCGCGCGTTCGGTGGTACACAGTTCGCTTCACGGGCAATCAATGCAAGTCGTGAAGAGCAATTTATTGTAGGACAGAGAATCCTTGCTGGTCAGGGAATCAATGCCTGGAATCCATCCAGAGGATGTTGGGGTGGAAAGATCGGTAAGGCAACAACCGTAACCAATGCTGCACCCACACCCAAGAAGAAGGTAGCGACAACTCCAGCTCCAACTCCAGTCAAGAAGGCGAAGTCTGCACCTAAGACTATTAAGAAGCCTGTCTCCACTCAGTCTATCTCTCGGAATGCTGCTAAGAGCTACACAATCAAGAGGGGAGATACGCTCCTCAAGATTGCCCGTGCTAACAATACTACCTGGCGTTCTCTCTACAATGCCAATCGTGATACAGTGAAGAACCCGAATCTTATTTATACGGGTAATCACTTGCGATTGACGTGAGGTAGTAATGGGACAAAGAGAGTTCCCGGCAGTGATCTCTGAAGTTTACGATGGAGATACTGTCAACGTGTGGTGTGATCAAGGATTCGATAATTGGCGTTTCACCAAGGTTCGTATTCGGGGTATCGCAACCAGGGAACTCTCCCAACCTGGTGGGAAGGAGGCTAGAGATTTCCTCTCTGGCCTTCTTCCTCCGCGTTCTTATCCTCTAGAACCAACATGTGTTGTCTACAGCTACAAGTGGGACAAGTACGCACCCCGTGTAGACGGTGACATCCTTATGTTTAATGCCCGTCTAGTATCGGAGTTGATGATTGAAAGTGGGTACGCACTCCCTTGGGACGGTAAAGGAAAGCAGCCTATTCCAGCGTGGCCTATCCCTCCTGAGATGGACAAAGGCAGAACGCTTTTTGTTCCTTAAGATCGTAGGGCTAGCGGCTGTACCTGCTGTGGCTATCGGTGGTACGATTGGAATCGTCACAACCCCTACGCCTCAAGGGAACTTACCTATATGGACACCGCCAGCGGCTGCCTCGCCTGCGCCCTCGAAGAACTTACCAATAACCCAAACCACTACGAAGCCGAACAACACACCTGCAAAATCGGAACCGAGACTGGTTCAGGGTCCAAAGGTAGTGCCAGCGCTTATACGCTCGACAACTACCAGCAAGACACCGGACTCACGGCCATCTACCCCCACTCGGGAAGCGGAAACGAAGACGCAGCAAACTACTGCATCCTCGGTCTCATCGGAGAAGCCGGTGAGATCGCCAATAAGTTCAAAAAGCTCTACCGAGACGCACCCAACTTCGCAACCCACCCAGCAGAATACTACGACTTCTACGCAAAACTCCGAGAAGACATCTTCAAAGAACTCGGGGACGTCCTCTGGTACACCAGTCAGCTCGCCACGGAACTCGGCGCAACACTCGGAAGCGTCGCAGCCGACAACATCCGTAAGCTCAACTCCCGGAAAGAGCGCGGAAAGCTTCACGGGAGTGGAGACGAGCGCTAGAACAGCTGGTTCCTTCTGCGCAAAGGGAGATGCCGGTAAGACAGGACAGAGTGCTACAGGAATAAAACTCACCTGCAAGATAACGGGCAGCGATTCATCATTTCGCTGGCGAGAATAGGACAACAGAATATGAACCGCAAGGTTCTCGTGGCAGGAGCCTCAACACTATTGGTGTTGGGGCTCTTTCCCGTTCCAGCTTCAGCGACCCCCACACCCAAGGGCGGAGGTACCAATCCTCCCGCACTTCAGTTCACTGGGGATTTCAATACCGGAGACACATCACAGTGGGAGCTGGAGACCGCACATAAGTATTCACTTCAGGTCAAGAATGGAGGACCCAATCACCCAACCGCAGGACGATTCGAGGTTCGTGACGGTGACCACCCGGTAGACTCTGGAGAACGGTCAGAGGCTAAGGTACCGAACAAGATTGACGTCAAGAATGGAGAAGAGCGTTGGTACTCATTCTCTCTCATGTTTGACAAGAAGTTTCCTGTGCCCAAGGATGGGTGGTGTATCCCTATCCAGTGGCATCCGGCAAACAAGGATCACTCTGCTGCTGACGGTGCTCCCATGATGAACTTCCAGTGTGGCAACCATAATGATCCTGATAACCTCTATCTGGAAGTGGGAGATAAGGAACGTTTCAAGCTTGGACCTCTGGATAGAGGTGTGTGGCACACGTTCCGAATGCACGTGAAGTTCTCGACTAACCCCAAGGATGCTTTTGAGGAGGTTTATCGGGACGACAAGTTGGTTATTCCGAAGATGTCTCCCAAACATGCCAATATGAGTAGCCCTCTGGCCTACCTGAAGATTGGTATGTATCGTAAGAGCATTAACAACGGGCCGATGGTCGTGTGGCATGATGACATGAAGATCTACACTCAGGACCCAGGGCCACTCGTTCCAACTCCACAGCCCCTCAACGGCTGCACAACTCAATAAGGAGAAGAAATGGCTAACAATCTGAACGAGCTGAACGAAGACAACGAGCTGGACCCAGAGACCAGCCCCGACCCGCTCACAGACACCCGTACCGTCGCTCAGACTCCCACTCCCGATGAGGAGATTCAGCCCCTCCCCGAGACGGAGGACGCCCAGGGCAACCGCTCTCGTGCGGGAGATTTCGATCCCACTACTGGTGCAGCTCACCCTAGCGAGGACAGCGGAGCCGACAAGGGTCTGGATCGGGAGAACTAATGGCACGTACCGAGATTCCAGTTACCACTCTCAATGGAGCAGTGGCCGGCGTTCCGAATACTACTCCAGTAGCTCTGGACGCCGTGAACAACAATGTCATCAGTAACTACAGTCCAACAATGTGGTTGGAGCTGACCTGTACTGTTGCCGGTCCGGTTACTGTTACTTTTGTGACTCCCGGAGACGTTCAGGGCAGAGCTATCAGTGATGACACCGCATCGTTGAGCACTATTGGTAGTGTGCGAAGGTTCGGACCGTTTGACAGTGATGTCTACGGTCCGTCTCTTCAGATCAATGGTCCAGCAACGGTGACTGCGGCTGCTTATCAGACAGTGCAACCGAGCTGACAACTCTAAGCGCACACACGCACACAAAGAAATACCCCTCCAGAGTTCCCACAACTCGTAGCAGGAGGGGTATTTCTTTTTCTTGCATCCCTTGTTGCCACACCGATCGCGCCCTTACAGCACATTTTTCTCGGTGTATTGCCTAGCCGTATAGCTGGGCACTGTCAGTCTACCACCTCTACTTGCCCCGGCCGGAGCTGAGTCTCGGCCGCTCGCATACCGCAGGCACGAGCTTCCAGCAGGAGGCGAAGCATTCCGTCCTTATCGTCACCGTCCGGCAGAAGCGTATCCAAATCGCCAGCCATCATCGCAAACCGCTGAGCGGTATCCCGACGAGGTCCCGCTTCATAGGCTCTGAAGTGAAACTCATCCAGAAGACTGTGGGCCATATTCAATTCCCCTTAAGTTGAGAAGGTACCAGGCGCCTTACCGTTATGACCACCACGGATGCATTACTTACGTTGCTAACCCGACCACTAGTCGACTCCGTCGAAATGGTACACGGACACCGTAAGGTTACTCCCTGAGTCAGACTCGAACTGACATCTCCTGGTACCCGTCGGAGTGAGAGGATTTGAACCTCCGACCCCCTGCTCCCAAAGCAGGTGCGCTGCCAAACTGCGCCACACTCCGGTGTCAAGCTTAACGCACTTGACAGAATCTCTCGGTGAGATAGCGGTGGAGCTTTATACGCTTACCGTCCTCTCGATCGAAGACCGTAGTCACGACAAACATTAGTCGCCCACATTCTCTAGGATGACGAGCTTGGGCTTATCACCATCTTCACGGTCAATTCTAAAAGAGAACC